TGTTTGTCAGTATGTGATAAGGGCGTTGCCCTCATTTATGCTAATTTTCTACTTGACAATTAATAAAAGCTCTGTTATAATGATAAGTTTCTGGTAGTAAATCCTAATCAATCTAAAAGTATATCATAAGATGATAACATTGTCAAGTTAAATCTTTGGTTCTCTCAGAGCAATAACCATGCCAACCTCCGGTATTTTAGAAATATATTTTTATCTAGTGCTAAACTGGCATAAGACTTGCTAGAGAAATACCATAGGAATACATAAGAATTAACCAACATCGTATAATCTTTATTATGGAAAATAGACTATTGATGTAATACAATAGGTTAGTCTATATCATTAACCTTTAACCAATATAGGGGTTAATATATGGCTATGAATTCAGGGGATAAGTATTAACAACGAGCATATTGTGTTAACTATTTGCATACTAATGAGAAAATAAATAAATATAATGCTTGACAAAGACTTTCGCATATGATACTGTTATCATGAGGAAGACTGAGGCCACTACCCATGCGGGGGCCGATGGGGTGGCTACGAGGTGGTAGGCCTGAGGTCAGTAATTTTTTGGGATATTAGAAAAGTGCAGACCCTACCCTATAGACTATCGTGGTATATATCTCCTAATCTAACATAGTGCACAGTTCCATTTTAAGGCACCCTACAGAAGCAACTCAAGCTTGAGCTATACCTACCTAGCTAAAGAACAGGGTAACGCTACACGGCCCTGTATAGGCAGCGGGGGAATTAGTAGGGGGTATGACTTAAGGTACGCCTCCCTCGATTATCACTAGTTAAGTTAGTTGCGAGGTCGGCGGGCAGTAGAAATAATACTTAAGATTCAATGTCAAGTTATTTATTAAATATTTATTTTGTCAACCCTATTGACATGGTATATAAAACTATGGTATAATAGTACTATCTAGGGAAAACCAAGGAAGGCGACCATAAGGGAGCAGATTAGACCTTGTGAACCCCTAGATAAAGGTTATCTATAGTAATCTTAAGATTAACTATAGGAACAACCCATAAGGGTTGTAGTTTATCTATAGTATATCTTAAGGTATCTATAGATAGGACTAAAACTAATAAACTTAGAATAGTCCTACTAAAGGTCGTTCCGTCCTTTACAGTCCTCCCTTCCCCTGCATAAGAGAAGAACTTTAAATAGTCCACCTAAAATAATTTTAACTTTATTTCATATAGGTACTTGACAAGAGCCTCCTGATATGGTATAATATAAGAGTAGGAAGAGTTATGTCTAAAATCATTAACTTAAATTCTCCTACTTTATCTGTTCTTGAAATAGTTAATAATACTCCTGTTCAAGACATACTTGTCTTTATGGAAGACCTTAACGGGGGAATCACATTCCTTTCTTCCTGCAAAGACCTACCTCTCCTTCTACTTGCTAAGCAAGAAATTGAGAAGGAAATCTCCTCCCTATTAAATCAACACTACCCTGACGAAGCAGACTCAGAATAACTGAGCTATCAGTCCCTACAACAATCAACACATAACAAGGCGTAACTATCATGGCTCTAAGAGAATTCAGAGAAAAACTTGCTACTGGTGCTTCAGGCATCAGCATTATCAAAACAACCGACCCGCATCGTGGCACGAACTTTAAAGGTTTGCTTGCTGGTACGGGCGTAACCCTCACTAACGGCACGAACGACATTACTGTCGCTACTTCAGGCGTGGCTGCTATAACTAGCGGTACTATTTCAGGTGCTACATTTACCAATAACCTGATGGACGATATTAACCGTACCTCGGCTTCGGTAACGGCTAATGCTACGACCACCTATGCTAACGTAACTGGTTTATCGTGGACCGTAGTTCCGGGCACATATGCTTTCAGACTCCATCTGCCTTCGACGGTAGCTTCGGGTACTGGCGGTATTAAATACGCCTTCAACTATACTGGTACTGTTGTATCTGTAATGGAAGCAACGGGTGTTGGCTTCACTGCTTCCGCAGTTGCTGTCCAGCATACCACGACTGCTACCACGCAAGCTGACCTGTTCAGCCAAGCTGCCGTAGTCATCTATACTATCATCACTGGTACGATGGTTGTAACGACTGGTGGTACTGTTGACCTGCAAATGGCGCAGAACACCTCTAACGCATCGAACACCATTGCTCTCATTGGTGGCTTCGGTGAATTAGAACGTATCGCTTAGTAGGTAGTAACGTGAAGAAATATATTCTCGGCGTAATCGCCGCTCTCTTTGTTACATCCCCAGCTTACGCAACAGATACATTCTATATGCCTAGCTTCGGTGCTAACGATACTGCTCAGTATCAAGCACTGGACACGGACTGTTGCTGTATCAAGCGGTGTCACAGTTAATGCTCGCGTATTCTGCAACTAGAAAGTACTCATAATGTCTACTCGGATTAATAACTTCGGACCGTTACAGACTAAGACAATTGCTTTCGCAGCATCGGCTGCTTCTGCTAACACACAGTTCACGACTACCTCTACTATGGATAGCGTGGCAAAGATTCCAACCACTATTGAAATCTATAATGCCACTAGCGTTATTGTCTTCGTAGCTTGGGGTACGGACAACACTGTAGCTGCTACTGTAGCTAACAGTTATCCAGTAGGTCCCGGTATTGATAAAGTAATTGATATACCTGCTACTGCAACTTGGGTGGCTGTTATTCCTTTGTCATCTGTTACTGGTAGCGTATATATCAGTAGAGGCTACGGTAGCTAGTGTTAAAAGGTACAGTATCTTCCACTCCAGTTATTACGAATCTAGGTGACGTTACTGTAACGCCCACTACTCCTACTACGACTAGCGTAGGTTATCTTGGTGCTCCGCAGAATTCACAAAGCGCTGATTATACTTTAGTACTTACGGATAGTGGTAAACATATCTACCATCCTGATGCAGATGTCACGGGTCGTACTTGGACTATTCCTGCTAACGCTTCGGTAGCTTTTCCTATCGGTACTGTGATTGTATTGCAGAACGGTAACGGTGCTGGTGCTATAACACTAGCTATTACTTCAGATACTCTTCGTTGGACTTCCTCGACTGGTTCTCGTACTATAGCCGCTAACGGTACTGCCACTTTACTTAAAGTAACTTCCACTGTATGGCGCTTAACCGGAGATAGTATTACCTAATGGGTGGCGTTACTATCATGTTCTTGAGTATCCATCCTGCTGGTGGCGGTACGCCAGCCAGTATTGGTGCTCCCGCGAGCAGAGAAGTAATCAACCCTAGTACAGCATACACCGTATCTTGTACTGCCCCCTCAGATAATTCTGTGACCTTTAAAGTTAATGGTTCTACTGTGGGTACTATGACTCCTGCTGGTAGCCACGTATTCACTTACGCATGGACTACTCCGGGTACTGCTGCTTCAGAAGTAGACCTTACTTTCGTAGGTGACGTATCTGGTACTTCGCCTGTTACTATTGTAACTATTTCTACTAACACTATGCCTGACTATAGTACTCCGTGGGGTAACTCAGGTTGGGGTAACACGTCAATAGCAGCGGGTATTAACCATCCAGAGGGTGGTGCTGGTACAGTATATAAATTTGTTCCATTCGTTACTGGAACCCAGAACTTTTCAATTAACAAAACTGCCTCACCAATTAATACTGTAACTAACGCTGGCTTTGAAACTTGGCTTGGTATTAAATCGGGTAGCGTATTCGATACGTTATTTATCCAAACCAATGCTGGTTATGGTAATTATCTAGACCCTAAAACGGGTATGTGTACTGCCGCTGATACTTATGTTAAAGTAGTACAGAAAGTAACTAACGCACAAGCAGACTGGTATAGAATCCAGTTCCTAAATCGTGATTCGGCACCGGGCGGTATCATGAGCGGGACTATTCTACAGTTCACTACGGACCTTGGTGTAGCTAACGGTACTGTAGTCTCTACTACAAACGATATTATTTACCTAGCAGACCCTCGCACTATTGGTGAAGTAACGCTTCCGTTCTCCCAAGCTATGCGTATGCAGTCACACTTGAACAATTCTACTACTCCCGGCTTAGCTGCAACTACTCCCGGCGCTCAAGAATGGAACTATAAGCATCCTTGGGTAGACTCTGGCGCTAACATGGCTGGTGGTTCATATCCCGGCGGCATCCAAGTTAGGGTTATTAGACCTTCTGGTTGGGTATCAACAGGTAATTATCCTTGCTTGGTATTCCTTGCTCCTCTTACTGATGGTGGCGAAGGTACTAATCCTAAGTGTTGGGATGCATGTATTGATGCTGCTGCCAATTATGCCAACACATATAATTGCGTAGTATGCCAACCCTACGACCGTTCTAACGATTATTGGTGGGGTGTTAAGTCTGATGGTACTAAGAACCTAGCAGATTGGCTACCCCAAGTACTTGTTCCGTGGCTTATTGAGTATCATGGCGTATCTAGCGCCCGCAATGACCATTTAATCCTTGGTTATTCTAAGTCAGCTAATGCTGCTGTAGCTCAAATTCTACTTAACCCAACTGTTTGGGGCTATGCTGGTGGTTGGGATGGTGCATGGCAGAACGTTTATCCTGCTAACTTTGCATCAAACGGATATGATACGTCTGGTTTGTACAATGCTCACGACCCATACCAGATTTTAGCAGCTAATAAAGCTTCTGTTAATGATAGAACCCGTCTTGCTATTCATGGCGGCTTCACTTTCGGTACGGATTATACGAATTTTGTAGCATTATGTGCTACTAACAGTGTTCCAATCAATAATACTTTCACGACTAGGACTTTTCACGGTTGGGGACCTACTGGTATCAACGGTGGATGGACTCCGACTCTAGTAGCAGCCCTATTCTCTATGAGAGCAGCACCGTAATGACTGAAAAACTTTCAGATAAGCAAGAAATCTTCGTTGAAGTCTATTGTGACTCACGTGAGGCGGGTCTTCCTAAGAGAGAAGCATTGCGTTTAGCTCGTGAAGCTGCTTGTTATGCTCCTACTACGTCTATGACGCATATTCTTACTGCTAGAGTAGCTCAAGCTATCATTGATAATACTAATCGCAGACTTGTAATGCTGGCTCCTGATGCTGTAAATGGTATTGAGGCTGTACTTAATACGCCAGAATCTAAAGGCGCTGCTAATCTTCTTGCCGCTGCTGCATCTGTACTCGATAGAGTGGGTGTAACTAAGAAAGAATCGCAAGAAGTAACTGTGAAAACAGAATCAGCTATTATTATTCTCCCTCCTAAAGCACCGCTTGGAACAGAACAAACAGAATCCGCAACTGCTGAGTAATTTTATTGAGACTCATCCGTTCTTTAAGAACATGGATGATTATTCTATAGGTTTACGAGAACATACTGTTGCAGTAATGCTAGGTCTAGGTCTTCCTATTCCTGCTCTTCACAGAAAAGAATTGTGGGGATACGATAGAGATTACGAGAAGCATGTTTATATTCCAAATGATAAACAATTAAACGCTCTCGATATGGCTTTTAAGATGGCAGATAGCGGAGATTATCACACTGATGATATTCTACCGTGGTTAGCTGAAGCTTCGGGCCTTTCAATATCTAGAAGAAATTATTTCATATTAAAAAAGGACCGTCCTCTATTCCCAGAGTTTACTCTCTCACTAGAAGAACGCATCAATATTTTTAATGGACTCTCTTCCCCCCCTGCCTCCGAAAAAACGCGAAAAGCGAAAAATTACCGACAAGCCTACAACGCTCAAAGAGCGCAAGGCATTGGTGAAGGAGATGGAGAAGCAGAAGGAACTCCAGACTCAACAGACGATTCAACGAATTGAAGAAGAGATTAGAGACGAGAAGTTTCTAGAAAGACAAGCTCTTCATTTCTTAAAGAAGCAGACTCCAGTTGTAGCTTCTGATGTTTTAGAAAATGCACCTGAAGAACTTACTGAGCAAATTAAGAAACGTCCTGTTGCCTTTGAGCCTAACTCTGATAAGCAAATTTGGTTTGTGGAAGCTGCTGAGGACCATGTTCTCTTTGGTGGTGGTAGAGCTGGTGGCAAGACTGAAGCATTCATTGCAGACCCACTTAGATATGTAGACCATCCTAAGTTCCGTGCTTTAGTACTTCGTAAAACTATTCCTGACTTGCGTGACTTAATTGGTCGTGCAAAGATAATGTATCAGAAAGCCTATCCGGGCGTTGTATGGAAAAGTAAAGATAACTTATTTCTTTTCCCATCAGGTGCCACGATTGAATATGGACATCTAGATACAGAGACAGACTTAGATAAGTACCACGGTCAGCAGTATACTTGGCTTGGTATTGATGAGTTGTCTCAGGTTCCTGAATATAAATGGTTCAGTAAATTACTTGGTTCACTTCGTACTGTAGACCCTGCGCTTAAAGCGTACTTCAGAGCTACAACTAACTGGACTGGTATTGGTATTACTTGGGTAAAAGATTATTTCCAAGTAGAAGAGAAAGCTCCCAATACAACGATATATAAGCGTGGCGAAATCCACATTAATGGAAAAACAATTCCCACACTGCTTACTAAGAAATGGATTAACTCCACTATCTTTGATAACGCAGCTAAACGAGATGACGTTTCCTATCTTGCATTCCTCGATTCTCAGCCAGCATATCTAAAGAAAGCTTGGCTCTATGGTGAAACTGGTGCTATTGAAGGCGCTGCATTCCCAGAGTTTGAAAGAGGAATTCATACTTGCCCCCCCTTCGACATTCCGCAAAGTTGGAGAAGATTTAGAGGTGCTGATTATGGATACGGTGATGGTGCTGCTTGCATCTGGATTGCAATAGCTCCCGATAAAACTACTTATGTATACCGTGAATTTATTTGTAACGGAAAAGATACAGACCCTAAAGATAGATACACTGCTCCTAAATTTTCTGAAGCTGTAGCCGAAAATGAAATGAATGAGCATGTGTACTACGGAATCATAGATTCCAGTGTGTGGTCACAGCGTGGGGATTCAAGCCCGTCTCTCTATGAACAAATGGTTATTGCTGGAACTCGTTGGAGACCAGCAGATAAAAGTAAAGGTAGCAGAGTAGCTGGTAAGAACAAAATCCACCAGATGCTACAAGTAGATTCTGAAACTGGTAAACCTAAACTGATTATTCTTGAGTCGTGTCCTTACGTAATCAAGATGTTCATGGGAATTCCAGTGGATGATAATAACGCAGAAGATGTTGACACAGATTCTCCGTTAGACCACCAATACGATGCACTTAGATATATTCTTATGTCTAGAGCAGATAAAGGTGGGACTTCCCCGACAAGTAGCGCAAATCTACCTGTTATTCTTGACCCAACATTTTTTGGATAATAAACAAATGAGCGATAAAAAACCACCCGTTGGCGGCGTTGATGAAGGTCATAGCCCTAGCAAATTTAAACTCCCGGAATTCACTAAGACTGACCCGGAAGGTTCCGCTGAAGCTAAAACTTCTAAAGCACCGATGAAAACTATTCCGACTACGAATGTTACGCCCTACGGTAAAGGCGCATAATACATGCAAGCTTTCGATGGTATCGAACAAGATTCCGTCCTAGTCGCAACTAATGAACCTCTTGCTCCTGTAGCTACAGAAAAGCAATCGGAACAAAGTGCTGCGGATATGGAACGTGCAACGAAGCTTGCGCCAGTATTGGCGGAGCTGTATAGTCGTTATACGATAGGTAAGAATGCTCGTACCACACAGGAAGCTATTTGGTTAGGTAGTACTAATCAATGGAGAGGCAATCTTTCTCCTGAGGCTCAAGCTGCTGTAGCTAGAGCTAAAGAGAGAAATCTCTACGCTGCTTCTTTCGTAGTTAAGATTACTAAGACTAAAACTACTGCTGCTCAAGGTCAGATTCTAGATATTCTCTTTGATGGGGATAATATCCCTATTCAAATTGAACCTACACCTGTTCCAGATGGCGCAGCAGATATTGCTTACGTAGCTCCCGGTGATTTCCCTGTAGATGACATCTACGGTTACGCTGGTGATGGTAAGCAACTTGACCCCGGCACTACTCATAAGTCTGCTTTAGGTGGGGCTTATGAGCGTCTCAAGTCGTTCCTTGCTGATAAGAAAATTATTCAAGGTACGTCTCCTGATTCGACTAAATTCCCCCAACTTACCCCTGCTGAAGAGTGTGCGGATAAGATGCAGAAGACCATCATTGACCAGATGGAAGAAGGTGACTTCAGAAACGAAGTTCGGGCTTCTGTATGGGAATGTTGCGTACTTGGAACTGGCGTTCTCAAAGGCCCAGAAACTATTAAGCAAGTAACTAATACTTGGGTACGTGACCCTGCTACTGGTGAGAATCAGTATACACCTAATATTAAATTATTCCCTGAGACTTCATATGTCTCATGCTGGAATATTTATCCAGACCCTCAGGCTCGCAGACAAGACCAGCTTCAGTGGGTGATTCAACGTCACCAACTAAATCGTCACGCTTTATCTAATCTCAAGAATAAAGCTGCTTTCGATACTAATGCCATTGACCGTCTTCTTTACAAAGGCCCACTTCCTCGTCAACAAGAATATTGGGAAAACCAGATTCGTGATGTTAACGATGAAGGCGTAGATAATCGCTATGAAGTCCTAGAATATTGGGGCTACATGGAACGCTCAATGGTAGAGGCGTTATCCGATTATGTTGGTCAAGATTTAGAAGAAGGTGCAGAACAATTCCAAGTTAATATCTGGGTTTGCCAAAATGAGATTCTTCGCGCAGTAATCAATCCATTTGTACCGCAGCGAATTCCCTACTATTTTGTTCCGTATGAAGAGCATCCTCAGCAACTCTGGGGTATCTCCATTCCTGAGAACATGAAAGACTCACAAGCTATGATGGATAATCATGCTCGTATGTGGGTTGATAACCTTGCTCTTGCTGGTAACGCAATCTTTGAAGTGAATGAGAACTATCTCACTCCCGGTCAAGATTTGACGATGTATCCGGGTAAGATTATTCGTACTAATAATGGCGCTCCGGGCCAATCTATTTTCTCTTTAGATATTAAGTCTACTGCTCAAGAACATATGATGGCCTACGATAAGGCTCGTCAGTTAGCTGATGAAACTACTGGCCAACCTTCCTACGCTCAAGGCTCTCCTTCTGTAACTGGTGCTAATAGAACTGCATCGGGTATCTCGATGCTCATGACTGCTGCTGCTGGTAACATCAGACAAGTAGTTAAGAACTGGGATGAGTATTGCTTCCGTAAGTTAGGTGAAGCATACTTCAACTGGAACATGCAAATGAATCCAGATGCAGAAATCAAAGGTGACGTAAGAATCGTTGCTGGTGGTACTGCTTCCTTGATGCGTCGTGAAGTAATGAGCCAACGTCTGTTGCAATATGCACAGGCTGTTGCTCCGAATCCTCAGCTTGCAGCTAGAACAAATTGGGAATACTGGAACAGAGAACTCGCTAAGTCGATGAATCTTGACCCAGATAAGCTTACCAATGATGATAAAACTGCAATGCTCATGATGCAAATGATGCAGCCTCAAGGTCAAGGTGCTCCTCAAGCAGCCCCGCAAGGTGGTGCTCAAGATGAGACTGGTGGCGGTGGTGGTAGCATAGGTCCGGGCATGGCGGCAACTCCGGGCACACAACAATTCTCAGGTAACAATGCTCAGTAAAGAAGTAGCTGTTAAACTCTCTGCCATTCTTCGTCCAGAAGTTGAACAAGAGCTGATTCTTATGTTCGATGATTTGATTCAACAACAAGTCAATCTAATGAAAGAGAATGCTCCTGATGAAGTATTACGCATAGCGGCTGTAAAGCTTGATTTGTGTCAAAGACTGAAACAATATCGTAAATATATAGAAGCAGTAGTAAAAAATGGTAGATACGACCAGTAATATCCCCTTAATTGGTGGGAATCCTTCTCAACAGAACGGTATTGACTGGACTGCTATTGCTAACTATGCGAAACAACAAGCTGCAAATACCCAACAAGGTATTCACGCTAACCCTATTAGTGGTGTAGCCAAGCAAGCTTCTGGTGCCCTTACTGGCGCAGTAGGTAAAGTTGGAACTGCCTTAGATAACTTTGGTTATGATAGTTTAGGTATTGGCTCTAAAGTTGCTGGTGGCACAGGTAATTTAACTAGTGGCGCATTCGGTATTAATACTGCTGGCGCTGCTCCGGGTATTGATAGCGAATTTGCTAATGGTTTAGCTGGTAACACGGGTACTGCTGCTGAAAGTATAAGTGGTGGTTTAGGTACTTTAGCTGGTGGTGCATTAACTGGTGTTGGTATTGGCGGTCTTATCAGTAAATGGACTGGTGGTAGCCAAACTGGTGGTATGATTGGTGGTGGTTTAGGGGGTGCTATAGGCGCTCTATCCGGCATCTCTTCAGGTATTACTATGGGAGCTACACTAGGTTCTGTAGTTCCGGGCTTAGGCACTGTGTTAGGTGCTGCTGCTGGCTCTTTAATTGGCGGCATGTTCGGAAATAAGACTCCGCATCCTGCTGGCGGCTTCTTTGGAGGCACTGTAGGGGCTGATGGCTCTGTATCAGGGTATAATAGCAGCGGTAAGCACGTAGATTCTTCGTTTGGCTCTGGTTTAGCTAATGATTTCCAAACTTATCTACAATCTCAGTCTAAAAAATACGGAATACAGTACACAAATCCTGTTCAAGTGAGCGGTTCCTACGATGTAAGTGGTCAAGGCGGCTCAGCCGCTACTCCATACCTCTTAGGTATTGGTGGTAAAGACAATGGTCAGACATTCTACTATGGAAATGACCCAGATTCAAAGAATAAAGCCTACGAAAAGGCTTGGAACTCTATAGTTCAGTCTCAAGGGATGGACCCTACTCAATTAACGCCTGTTTATCCTACTAATGCTTCAGAAATCAGAGTAGCTAAGCAGACTGGACCCTCAGATTGGGATAATTTTATTGCACAATATCGTGCAGCACATAATCAACAGGAATAATCATGCCTAATTTCCAAGTTCCAGCTCAAGCAGCTCCTCAAATGCCTCAAATGGGTGCTCAACCAGCTTCAGATGCTCCTCAGACACCCGGTATGGGTGCTGCCGCTAGCCAACAACAAGGTCAAGGCGGTCAAAATATGGAAGTTATGACCCAAATCAATGATTATATTATGGGTCTTCCTCCAGAAAAACAAGATTTAATTAAAAAAGCAGCAGTTACACCTGAATTTCCCGGTGCTATGGATGCTCTTTTTGGTCCTGACATGGGTGCTTACTTCAAAGAAGTACAGAACCAAGTGTTAGCACAACAGAATTCTCAAGCAGCCCCGCAAGGTACACCTGCTCAACCAGAGAATCCAGCAGCAGCGCAAGCTCCAGTTGGTCAACCCGCAAAGGCTACTTCTAATATCCCAATGATGGGCTAATAGAACCCCTTATATAGCTACTTCCCGTAAGGGAACTAGTCCTTAAAGGCTACTTTGCACTTCGCAAACCCCTGCAACTAGGACAAATTTAATATGCAGAACTTTTCTACTTCTTCTGGCCCTGTCACTAAAGCTGACATGGCTGAATTTGAGGCTACTCTTAATCAACAAGACCCGGCTGAAGGACAATCCGACCCCGCTACTCTTGTTCAAGACCCCGCAACTCAGACTACTATTTCTAATCCTAACGATGAGTTAGAGATTCTTAAGAAGCGTCATGCCGATAGTCAGCGATATATTGCTAAACTTAAAGCAGATGCAGCTAAAGAAAAGAAAGAATTGCTGGAAAAACTGAATGCTGCACAAACGCCAAGCCAAAAATATGTGTCTCCTGAAGCTTTAAAAGGCTTTGAGGAAGCTTTCCCTGATTTCGCTCCGTTCCTTAAGGAATATAACGAGATGACGAAAGCAGATGCAAAAAAATACGCAGATGAACGCATCGAACAAGCGTTAGCCGAACGTGATACTAAAGCTCAAGAAAGTACTGAAGCTGTCAAGCGTCTCACTTTGAGACATCCTGACTGGCCTGAGTACGAAAATGAGAATACTCCCGGCGGTGAAATCTTCGCTAAATGGCTTAGCACCCAAAGTCCGATTGTTAATGACATGATTACGTCTGGTGACGTTGAGAAAGTCATTCTTGTATTGGATTTGTTCAAGTCTCAGGGCCTTGGTGCTAAACCCACTAAGAACTCTGGTAAACAGAAAGACCTTACTTCCGCAGTACAGGCTTCTACTCCTACTCAAGTTGCTACAACCAAAGCTTCCTTTAATATGGAAGAATGGAATGCTAAATGGGAAAAAGCTTTCAAACGCTCGAACCAGAAGCTTATGGCAGAATTGATGTTGGATTATGAGCAAGCTGTTAAAGAAGGTCGTATTTAACCAACTTCATTTAAGGTAATTTAAATGTCTACAAACTACCCTTCAGCTCCGGGTTATGGTAATTTCCAGAACGCGTCGCTGTTTCCTAACATCTTCTCGAAAAAGGCTCTCTTCACTCTTCAGAAAGACCTCGTAGCAGATGCTATCACTAACACGCAATATGAAGGCGAAGCTCGTCAAGGCGCTAGCGTTAAAATCGTTAAAGCTCCGACGGTCACTGTTGCTGCATACTCGCGTGGTCAAAACCTCGTCCGTCAAACTGTGGATGCAGAAGCTACCGAACTGTTCATTGACCAGTCAGCTTATCTGTCGTTCAACGTTGATACGGTAGAACAATCGCAATCGCATCTTGAATTGGCCGACCTCGTCTTGGTTGATGCTCGTTACAAACTGCGTGACGCGTATGACCAAAACATCTTTGCTTACATGATTGCTAACGCTAGCTCGCAAGGCGCTGTTACTATCGGTGAAGGCGTAGGTGAAACGTCACCGCTTGACCATCTGGGCTTTATGCGCAGACTGCTCTCGCAAGCTAACTATCCGATGGAAGATTGCTTCGCAGTAATCTCGCCGCAGTACTTTGAGTACATGCAAGCAGAAGATAGCAAGTTTACGACTGCTAACGAAATGGGTACGGATAAATCCACCATTTTGAACAACGGTCTGGCTACGACTCTGATGCCACATGGTTTCAAAATCTACATGTCGAACAACCTTGGTGCGGGCAACCACATCCTTGTTGGTCACAAATCGGTAGTTGCTACCGCTAAGACTGTTCAAGATTCGCGCACGATGCCGAATCCGAACAGCTTTGGCATGATTTATGACCTGTTGCTCGTATGGGGTCGTCAGATTCTTCGTAACGATGGTCTGTATGTTTCGACTGTAACCTTCGGCACTAAGTAATCTAGGAGATTAATTCATGACTGCACGTACTGGCTTCACCGTTGGTGGTTCTACTGGGACTCCCAACTCTTTCAACTCGCTCACCCGTGGTGCGCAGAAATATCAGTGGGACATTGCTAAATTTGTCTCGACCGATACTTTCGTATCAGGCGATACCGAGAAACTCATCGTTATCCCTGCTCGCACTCAGCTAATCATTCATGGTGTATACCCTGATACAACCCTCGTTTTGGGTGGTACTCCGGTATTCAGCCTTGGTGATAGCGGTTCAGCTACGCGTTTTATTAACGCTAGCTCGAACGTCACGGCTAACACGTCATTCACGCTTGCTGCAACCAGCAGGATTTATGACACCGCAGACCAACTTATCGTAACGCTGAGCAACAGCTCTGGTACGGTAACTTCAGGTAAGTTCACTATTGTTTATGAACTTATTGACCTGACTGCTGCTACTGGTCCGGGTAAACCTACGTTCTAATTAACTTAGGGGGTGGCGGAGGTTAAAATCTCCGTCATCCTCGTAGGATTTAAAATAAGATGGCTTCAGCTACTTTTCTAGAGTTAGTGAATAGACTACTTAATGCTTTGAATGAGGTGGAACTAGATTCTTCTTCTTTCAGCAGCACTGTAGGCTTTCATACTGAGGCTAAAAACTGTATCAATCAAGGGCTCTTTGACGTTTACGCACATGAAAACGTTAATTGGCCCTTTTTGTTTGGTACTCTGTCTTTCGATACTACTATTGGTCAAATTAACTATTCCAAAGACGCTTCAGTTATACAAGGTTCTGTAGATTGGCAATCGTTTAGAATTAAACGTGCTGTTCCTACGGTATCTTCTATAACTCAATCTGCTGGTGTAGCTACTGTCACTACTTCAGGTGCTCATAACTTTAAGACTGGTGATTCTGTTGCTATAAGCGGCGCAGACCAAAGTGGATATAACATTGAGAACGCTGTCATCACAGTCACGGGTTCTACTACGTTTACTTATACTGTGGCTAGCTCTACTGTTAGCCCTGCTACTGGTACTTTAGTTTGTAAGTCTAATACAGTTCAGTTCAGAGAAATCAACTTCCGTGATTGGGAAGAATATAGAGATAGTATTGCTGATACCGTTGAGAATATGAACGTTAGCGCATATGCTACTCCTTGTGAAGTAACTCGTACTAGAAATGAGAATTTCATCATCTATAATCCTGCTGATAGAGTCTATACTATCAATTATGATGCTTTCGTAATGCCTACTAAGCTCGTGCTTTATACTGACACGCACTTGATTCCTGAGCAATGGGAACAAGCCATCGTAGAGCAAGGTAAATACCACGCCTATATGTTCCGCGATAATATGGAACAAGCCAAAATTGCTGAAGATAAGGGTCAAGCTCTGATACGTCAAATGAGAAAAGCTCTCGTTCCCGTTCAGAAGAACGTCCACATGGGTTAATATGGACCGTTGGAAATCTAGTTCTATTTTATGTAATGGTGGCTTACGTCTAGATTTAGACGCAGTCTCTCAGGGTGTTCAATATCCCGGTTCTGCTGTTATTCTACAGAACTATGAGCCAGCCCTTGAAGGTGGCTACAAACGTATTCTAGGCTTTCAGAACTTTGATGATATTGAAGTCCCCGGTACTGGTGCAGTATTAGGTGTTAAAGTAGCATTACTTGGCGTAGTGGCTTGTAGATTGAATACTGGCAGCTATGATTTAAGCTTTGGTGTAGGTGCTGGTTGGACTAAGATTAACTCTGCCCCACGTGCTGGCGTAGTAGGTAAGATGAGAGGAGTGCTAAGCTCCGTATTATCTCCTGCCGTAATCCTTCTTGATGGAGCTAATCCTGCTCTTAAGTGGGACGGAGTTACAGACACATTAATCAATGGTACTGGCGCTCCTGCTGACCCTAAATATGGGGCTATCTATAAGAACCGTCTAGTTTTAGCTGGATATAGTTCAGACCCACAAGAAATTTCTATTTCTGAACCTAGTTCCGATACGGGTTTTAATGGCGCAAGCGGTGCTGCTGCAATTCCCTGCTATGATGTTATTGTAGGTCTTAAGACTTTCCGTGAAGAGTTATACATCTACTGTGTAAATAGTATCTGGAAACTTACTGGTTCTACTACAGCAGACTTTGCCATTGTAAATATCACTAACTCCATTGGCTGCGTATCAGGCGATACTATCATGGAGCTTGGTGGCGACTTGATATTCTTGGCTCCAGACGGGTTCCGTTCCACTTCTGCTACTTCTCGTATTGGTGACGTTGAATTAGGTCTTTTATCTAAGGCTATCCAACCTCTCATTAGAGAACAGCTTAGCAGAGCCCTAGAGCCCAACAGCTATTCAGCAATATTGATTAGAGCAAAGAGTCAATACAGACTTTTTCTGAATCAGAACTCCATTCCTAAAGAAAACCAAGTTGGATTCTTAGGTAAACTTAATGGTCGTACTAATGACCTTGGCGCACTTAGTTATGATTGGGCTACTATTCTAGGTATTCAACCTTACTGTGCTGATTCAGCATATACCAATAACAGAGAATACTGTATTATTGGTTCTAATAGTAATGGCCTAGTATATCAACTTGAAGAGGGTAACTCTTTCGCTGGTGAGAATATAAAAGCTATTTATCGTAGTCCTGACCTTCCGTTTGAAGAAGGTGTTACGATTCGCAAAGTATATCAGAAAGCAGAGATTGCTACTCAAGTAGAAGGCGATATTACTGTAGACTTGAATATCTATCTTGATAGAGAAGCTACTAATATTGTTCAGCCCCCTACTATTCCATTAGTACAGACTGGCTCATTTTCTGAATATGGTACTGGCATATACGGAACGTCAACATATGGCGTATTAGAATTCCCTGTATTTAAAAAGAATCTTGTTGGTTCTAGTTTTGTAATGGCATTTCAATTCACAAGCGATGGTCAAGACCCCCCGCATCGCATCGACGATTTCACTGTAACTTACGCAAAAAAGGCATTTAGATAATGCCGTTAGTTTATAAAATAACTAATGAAGTAAATGGTAAAGTTTATATAGGATATACTTCTAGAACTTTGCATGAGAGGTGGCTTGAACATACGTCCCCTTCTAGATATGGAAGAAACACGGCCCTTTATAATGCTTTTCAGAAATATGGTACAGAAGCATTTAAAATAGAAGAAGTGTTTAATTCCGATTCTATTGAAGAAGTTTTAGCTAAAGAGCGCGAATTAATTTTGGAATATAATAGCTACAATACTGGCGGTTATAATTCTACTTTAGGTGGAGATAAAGCTCCTCATACTCCTGAAGTATGTGCTAAAATTTCAGCTTCTAAAATGGGGCATGGAGTCTCAGAGGAAGCCAGAGAGAAAATAAAAATAAGTCTTAAAAAGTATTTCTCTAATATGAGCCATGAAGAACGTAGAGAGAAAACAGCATATCGACGTAGAAAATGGCTAGTTACTTTTAATGACAAAACATTTGAAGTTTCAGATTTACGTAAATTTGCCAATGCACATGATTTAAATTATGGAAGTCTTGTTACTAATAAAGGCTTTAAAACTAAAAATATAAGTATAATTAGAATAGAAAATTAAGAGGATACATTGAGTCAGGGGTATATTCGTCAATCTGCTGGTGTCATCATCACTGGTAACACAATTCAAGCGTCTCATTTTAACAATGAGTTTAACGCTCTTGAATCTTTTGCTGACGCTCTTATTGGCCATGCTCATGATGGCTCAACTGGTGCAGGTGGTCCTCTGCCACCTACTAGCTTGAGTGGTTTAAGTGGTAATGGTATGGTAGCTCGTATTTCTGGTACGACCTTCGCTGCTAGAACCATCACTGGTACTTCAAATAAAATAGATGTTACCAATGGTGACGGTGTAGCAGGTAATCCTACTATTACTATCTCAGCCACGTATGTTGGTCAGACTTCTATTACGACTGTTGGTACTATCGCTACAGGTACTTGGTCTGGGTTGTTTGGTGCTGTATCAGGCGCTAACTTAACCAATCTTACTGCTGCTAATATCTCTGCTGGCACTGCCAATATCAATATTTCTGGCAACGCAGCTACTTCTAGCTCTACAACTGGTAATGCTGCTACTGCCACTAAACTAGCTACTGCTCGTAATATCAATGGTACTGCTTTTGATGGTACAGCAGATATTACTGTAACTGCTGCTGCTGGTACTCTTACTGGTGCTACTCTTAATGCTACTGTAGTTAATACCTCAATTACTTCTGTTGGTACTATTGCTACAGGTGTATGGCAAGGAACTGTAATTGGGGCCTCTTTCGGAGGAGCCGGAACAATTAATGGTATACTTAAAGCCAACGGCTCTGGTACAGTCTCTGCGGCAGCAGCAGGTACAGATTATGCAAACTCAGGCCAGAAACTAAGTTATTTTGCGGCTACCACTTCTGCGGAATTAGCGGGGGTTATTTCTGATGAAACGGGTACTGGTGCTCTAGTATTTGCTGGTTCGCCTACATTTACGGGTACTCCAGTTGCTCCTACGGCAGCCCCCGGCACTAACACGACGCAGCTTGCAACTACTGCTTTCGTTGCAGCAGCAGTTGGTGGTGGTACATCATTTACAAACGTAGTTGTACAGACATTTACTGCTTCTGGAACCTATACTCCTACATCAGGCATGAAATTCTGCATCATCGAACTAGTTGGTGCTGGTGGCGGCGGCGGTGGAACAAACGGTGGTACAGGCTCTGCTGCTTCTGGTGGCGGTGGCGGTGGTTATTCATTAAGAAGACTTACTGCTGCCCAAATTGGGGCAAGCCAAACTGTCACTATAGGCGCTGCGGGAACAGCGGGAGCTGCGGGCGCTGGTGCTGGAGGTACTGGTGGCACAACCTCTGTAGGAGCTTTAATTCAAGCAACAGGCGGCACAGGTGCGGCTAGTGCAGGGGGCTTAACAACCCCAACATTGGCTGGTGCTGGTGGTGTAGGTTCTCTAGGTGATGTAAATTTACAAGGCGGTGCTGGCACTTGTGGTCTTGGTAATGCTACTATAGCAGCAACATTTAGTGGTACTGGTGGTAATAGTTTCTTCGGTGGGGGTGCTAGAGGACTAGTTGCTGCGCAAGGCGCAGGCAACGCTGGTGGTACAAATTCTGGTGGTGGCGGTAGCGGCGGAATCCGAAATGGGTCTGACCAGAACGGTGGCGCAGGCGGTGCTGGTATAGTCGTTATTACGGAGTTCATCTAATGCGCTATTTAGTGATTAATAAAGATACAGACATAATTGTGAATGCTGTAGAGTTAATAGATTCAACAGACCCTAAATACGATTGGGACGCACCTACAAATTGTTATGTAGTACAAACAGATACTTTTGATATTGGCCAAAAATATGAGGGGCCTAAATAATGCCAGCTAATGAACAACAAAATGCACTAGAGATAGCTGTTATTAAAGAGCAGGTCTCTGGATTGAGAGAGCAAGCTAAAGCACACCAGCAGGTTACTAAAGAGCAATTCGATAAAATGATGGGGAAATTGGATGAAATCTCTAAAGAAGTTGCTCGTATTGCTGCCGAAGTAGAAGAAATTAAAACGAGTGCTAAAGTAGGTTGGAGAACTATAGTTGCCGTAGGCGGTGGTATGGTTACTGTACTTGGCTTAGCAATAGGATATTTTAAAGGTTAATAAATGGTAGATAGCACTACACCTCCTACAAACGCTCCCGGTCAGAGTCTTCCTGAATACATGGCTAATCAGGTAGTGAATCCTACTGTACCTAATGATGCTCAGCTAGTTCCTGTATTGCAAGATACCTCAAATGCTTCTTTACAGCAAAGTGGCCAGCTTTTAAATACTACTAACGAGAATACTCTTCATCCTAACGCTAGTACTCAAGTAAACCCTCAGCAGATTCAAGGTCAGCAAACTGACGCTAATGCTGCTACTTCACAAATAAATCCTGCTGATTCACAATATCAAGCTAGTCAAGCTCAAGCCGCTCAGAGTACTGGCAAGCAGATGACGGTTAATCAGGATACTGATACTGTCCAAGGCCAGTTACAGAAACTTATTGCAGATACGCAAGGTGGTCAAACTCCTGTATGGGCTCAGGCTGCTGTTAATACTGTTAACGAGAACTTAGCTTCTAGAGGTCTGAAGCCTAACTCGTCTATTGGTTATGCTGCTATGACTGGTGCAGTTCAACAGTCGGCTATCAACATAGCTGCTGCTGATGCTAGTACATATTTCCAAGCTAATATGGCTAACTTTAATGCTGCACAGCAAACTGACTTAGCTAACTTGCAGAATCGTCAGCAAGCAATGCTGTCTAATCAATCAGCAGACAATGCTGCTAAGCAGTTCAATGCCGCTAGCCAACAACAAGTTCAACAATTTATGGCTAGCCTTGTCAGCCAGATTCAGAATCAGAATGCTGATAGACTTCAAGCAGCAGATGTACAGAATCAGAATGCTGACCAAGCTGCTCAACAGTTCAACAGTCAGCAAGAATTCAATCGTCAACAGTTCAATGCCGAGACTCAGTTTGCTATTGACCAATCTAACGTTCTATGGCGTAGAGAATTAAATACTGCTAACACTGCTGCTGTTAATGCTGCCAATCAGTTTAACGTACAGAATAAGTTTAACCTCTCTACCACTGCTATGAATAATCTCTGGCAGCAGCTTCGTGATGAAGCTTCATGGGCTTTCCAGTCTTCAGAGAACCAGAAGAACAGAGATTTCAACATGGCTGTTATTTCCAACAATCAGTCGTTTGTTAACAGTCAAGATGACAACAATTGGATTCAAGATATTGGTGGCTTAGTTTCAGGCCTCTTCTTTACATAAGGATAATTCATGGGCGTATTTGATAACTTAATGAGCGGTGCTACAGGTCTTCTTGATTGGACTGGTGGTGCAGCCTCGGATGTTTTTGATTTTGCCACCAGTAGTGATGGTTTAAAATCTGGTTTTGCTGGACTTCAAGGCTTAATTAAAGACCAAGATGCCGAGAAGAAAGCACGTATGAATTCTTGGGATAATACTCAACGCGGTACTGTAGCCTCTAATAAAGGTGATTTCACTCCCGGCAATCCTAGAGCTATTCCATTTGGTCTCCCTAATTATGCTCCAGACCCTTCTTCTATTGAAGCATTCTGGAATGGTGCTTTACGTAAATTAGTTGATGTTAAAGAAACGAAAGTGAATCGTAGTAAATAATATGGCAATGATGGATGCTCCAATTCCCGGTCAATCTCTGACCGCTGCACCCGGTTCTTCTCCTATGGAGAAGCCTCCGCAGTTTGCAGAAGAACATAAAGCTTTAGATTACGTTTGGAATGTCATTCTAACGAATCAACAGACTGTTACTCAGCTCATGGTATTCCTTAAGAAAGGTGCCACTATTACCGAGCTTGTTAACACCTTCCTGTGGGGTGGTGTAGCGGCTGGTAAATGGTCACTTGACCTTGCTTTCTTGATGTATCAGGAAGTAAGTTGGATGTTTGAAGCTCTTGCTATGATTCGCAAGATTAAATACAAGTTCAAAAGACTTGACCCTAAATACGCAGACTTCCTGTTAAAGTATCAAGATTATATTAAAGCTCCTGATGATACGCCTATTGAACAGGCTGTCAATAAAGCCATAGGTGCTCCTACTGTTAATTCTGCCCCTAAAGGTAAAATCTTCAACTCAGCGACGTTACGATAATGACCCAATCATTTTTTAAATCACTCACGAGTGGCTTCGCTAGAGTCGGTTCTAGTATCATGGCTGATAAACAAAAGCAGGATGATGAAGTAGAAGCTTATTCTAAAAAATACACCCTCCAGAAGCAAATGGATGTTCAAGCCCAGAAGGACTTGGAAGACTATAAGGACGAGAAGCTTAAGAAAGCCAGAAACGATGTTATGGCCCGTCTTAATGCTAAGTATATTGGCTCGCAAGTCTCAGGTCTCCCTGAAGGTGTAATCTCACAAGGTAACGTAGCTCTTAATGCCCCTGCTGAAGAACCTGTAATCAATATTAATGATGATGGTTCTATTGATACTGGCACTGCTGCCACTATTCCATCTACGGCTGGTGAGATTCAAAGCAATGATTTACCTCCTGCACAGCCAGCTCCTGTAGCTGCGCCTGTAGATAATACTGCTGCTACCGCTGTAACTCCTCCTGCGGCTGCTGTAGCTGCTCAGACTTCAGCACCTAATTTAATGACCCCTACGGTGACTAGAGATGATGTACTTAGAGAGCTTAGCACTCTTCCAGCATCTTCATGGACTAATCCTGCTGTAGACCCTCTTCAAATTGCTGAAGGTAAGGCTATGCAGAAAGCTCAAAGCCGTGGTCCTCAAGTATTAAATGCTACTGCTAACGCTGCTAGAGCAGGTATTGACCCTAATACGGGTCAGCCCATGAGCTATATAGACCAGAATCCTAGCATTGTAGAGAACGTTAAGTCTACAGGTATCTCGCCTGATATTCTTAGTCCGTTGCTCTTTGCTAAAGGTCCCGCTGCTCAACAGAATATTCAGTCAGCTATGAAAGCTCAATCTGACTATTACTATGGGGCTGGTGCTAACGCCTATGGTTCTAAGCTTGCTCAAGTAGAAGGCTTGAATGATAAATTCAGAACTATTCTTGGTTTAGCTAAAGATGCTAATACTGGTATGTTCAGCGGTCCTGCTAACGTAATGCTTAGCAAATTAAGCAGCGATTCTAACGCTACTGCTGAGCTTAACAAGATGGCTGCTGCTGTAGGTCCTTCGATGAGGCCTCCCGGTTCAGGTTCTTCGTCCGACCCAGATATGAAATTGTATATGAATTCTATCGCAGATGTTCAGTCAGGTAAAGGTGTCAACGTAGACCAGATGATGAATCTGCTTAACCAAGGTTCTAAGGTTGAACAGAAGATGCAAGCTGGTGCATTGCTTCAAAACAAATTCACGCTTGTTAATCCTGCTAAGTCAGAAGAACTGTTCCAACAATACTGGTCACAGAATCCTGACTTTATTAAACAAGGCCCATCCATCACAGAGAATCCCAACAAGATAACGTTTGAAGAGTGGCTGGCTAATAGAAACACTCCTACTGGTGCTCCTGTAGATACTGCCGCTGGCGCAAGCGGTGCTCCAGCACCTCAAGCTGCTTCTGCTGGAGATACTAAATTAAATTCTAAAGTTGATAGTCTCATTCAAGAATTAGGTTACTAATGGCTGATGATAATGCTTTAAGCTTGTGGGCTTCTAAAGTCGCTTCTAACGAATCGTATAGAATGGCAGACCCAGAGACCCAAAGACAAGTCCAGATTGACTTCTTCAAGAAACATGTTGCTCCTAATAATCAGGATGACTTGAAGAACAGTCTTATTACGTTCATGTCTGCAACTAAGCCTCTTGATGAGCTTCCTAATGACCAGAACTTCTTAAGCTTAGACGATGCCAGCCGTAGGAATGTCATGTCAATGAACATGATGGCCAATGGTTTAGACCCTAATGCTCAAGGCTCACAAAGACAAGCTAACATCAACCAAGCCAAGTCTGGTGCTCCTATGGAGTACAATTCTGCTCTTGATGATGCTATGGGTAAGTTCTCCAATAGCAAACAACAGTGGAAAGAACGTGCTGAACTCTTAGGTCAAGATGCTATTGCTCTTCCTGTAAAAGCTACTTCTCTTGCTACCTCATTCATGGGTGGAGAAGATGCGGCTAATATAAATAAACAAGCTAACGACCTTTCACTTCGTAGACAACAGCTCCAAGGACAACATCCCGGTATGCAAGGTCTTGAGACCGCCGCTGAGGTAGCCACTTTAGCTCCTATTGCTGGTGCTGTAACTGGTGGTATTCAAGCTGCCGAAGGCGCTGGTATCGGCCCTAGAATCGCTGCTTGGGCTGGTAGACAACTTGGCGTAGGTGCTATTAGTGCTCCTACTGCTATTAATCCTGTTGCTGGTGGCAAAGATATTGCTGCTGAGAATCGCAGAGAAGGGAAACTTGGTGCCGCTACTGCTGTTGCTACTAACACTGTAGGTGAAGCCGCTTTAAATCCTACTACTGTAGGTCTGGCTAGACGTATTAAGAGCTGGTTCAGCAAAGACTCAGACCTTGGCGCAGAGCTTATTTCTAAGACTCGTCATGCTAATCCTAATATGACAGATGAGCAGATTCAGCAAGAGCTTCAGAAAGCTTCTAGTGCTGTTAAGACTGCCCCGCAAGACCAAATCAATTTCACTGGTGCTCAGTCTGGTAGTGTCCCTCTTCAGGACATGCAATCCTCTATTCCTAGCACTAACTATGCTGGTGAAACCTTCAAGCAATTCGAGAATCCTTCAGCTAGTCTAGTTACTCCTATTCAGAAGCAAGCTGATACTGCTGGTCTTCCTAAAGCACAGGAATATATTGCTACCAAGCTTCAGCCTCAGGTTAAGGCAGAGTTTAACGTAGCTAAGAGCAATGCGGTAAATGAATTAGATACTGCTAAGAAAGATTTTGCTAATAAGGTATATCAACAGTCTCGTGATGCTGGTGTACATGGTGAGGCGTTAGGCCAATCGAAGAATCAGTTTGCTACTGAACTTAACGACCTTGTTAAAAAGAATCCTGACCTTCAGAAGCAAGGCTTATTGAAAGTTAAGGGCGGTAAAGTAACTAGCTCTATTGATGCTGTGAATCGTATGCTTGCTAAGACAGATGGCGCTAGTCAGCTCACTGTAGGTGATGCTACAACCATGATGAAAGACTTAGCTGAAACTTTAGATTCAAGCAATGCTGATACTATCAAGCCTATCATGAAATTCGTAGAGGGTAAACTCTCTAAGTCTCAATCTGCTGGCGTAGGCGACATTCGTAAGACCATTTCTGATTTCAACGATATGATTGACCAGAATACGGAACTTACTAAGCAACAGTTCAATGCTGCTGCTGGTCTAGAGTCTCGCTTCGCTAAAGAGCCTATTATGAAAGCTCTTCATTCTGGCGGCACTAGCGGTGCTAACGTAGGCAAAGCTGTACGTACTGATAGTCTTGATAATATCACTAAGATTACTCAAGACCCAATCCTGCATAAAACTACTAAGGCTGCTACGGCTGCTGATATTATGGATACGCTTGGGCCCAAGACTCTTGGTGGTAAAGGTACGACTTCAGACCTACTTAAGTTTGCGGATACCTATGGTGATGAGACAGCAGCCAATAACGTTAAAGCTCTATTCCATGATGACCCAGAGTTCATTAAGAACTTTGATACCCTCCGTAAAAATGCTCTAGAGGCTAGAAAGCTTAACGACTCAGTGAGACTGGCTCCTGATGCTGCTGGAGCTTCAGGTCTTAAACAAGCTGCTGCTGGTACTATTGCTCAGCTTTCAGGTGTCAGAGGTCAGTTAGCTACTGCTGCTTCAGGTCCTCTTGACTTCATGAAGAAAAAGACCTTCCAGTACTTAAGAGAGTCTATTACAGACCCTACTAAAGCTGCTGCTATCTTGGATGCTGGCGCTAAGCTTCAGAAGAACAAGATTAGCTATAGTAAGATGTATGATGATTTCATTGCTAAAGATATGGCAGTAGGTGCTGCTGAATCTGGCAAAGCTCTTACTGAACAGAATAAACCCGCCGATAAATTTACTCCTACGGACTTGACAAAGCCTACTAAAAATGGTATAATGAAGAATGGGCTAAAAGAAGTTGTTGAGCCTATGTCATACAAAGGAACTGAAAAAGTAAATGAAAAGAAAGCTCCTAATACTCCTGCTCCCCGCAGCGCTACTCCTGTCGGGAATGCAGCAACCCCCAATACAGTTGCAAAAAAAAAGTCCGATAAGGACCTAGCTTTTGAGGTTACTGTAGGTAAAGAAAGCGGAGATAAGCAGTTTGATGCTAAAGGCAAGCCTTTAACTTCTAAAGCTGGTGCTACTGGCGCTGCTCAGATTATGCCAGCTACCGGACCTGAAGCGGCTAAACTTGCTGGTCTACCATGGGATGAAAAGCGCTTTAAACTGGATAAAGAGTACAATAAAGCCCTCGGAAAGGCCTATTTTACTGCCCAACTGAAGGCTTTTAAGGGTAATTTGGCCCATACCTATGCTGCCTATAATGCTGGCCCTACAGCCACCAGAAAGGCTATTGAGAAGTCAAAACAGACTGGTCAACACTGGTTAAGCTTACTTCCTGCTGAAACTCAAGATTATGTGACTAAAAACGTTAAAAACTACAAGAAAATGGCTAGTAACTAATGGAAATTAGTGATAAAGGACTGAATTTAATACAGAATTTCGAGGGATTCGCAGAGAGAATCTACAAATGCCCTGCCGATTATTGGACTATCGGATTCGGCCATAGAGTCCTCTCAACTGAGATGGATTTATACAAAAATAAGGTGCTGAGTGTACCTGAAGCTTTAAACCTACTACAAATCGATTTAAAGGCATGCTACAGCGCTATCTCGAAGCTGGTCCTAGTACCCCTAGCCCAAGGTCAATTTGATGCTCTATGCAGCTTTATATTCAACGAGGGAGAGGGTAAGTTTCTTAACTCTACAATGCATAAAATGCTCAATAGAGGAAACTATGCTGGAGCGTCTCTAGAATTCCCCAAATGGGTCTATGCTAGAGATAAGACAGGTAAGAAAGTCGTATTACAGGGTCTCGTTAAGCGTAGACTGGCTGAACAGAGGTTATTCAATGGCTAAGTGGATTGAGTTCTTTGAGGATAGTGAGAAACAGGCTTCAGCCTCTAGGCTGTGCTTCATCTTTGGTACATTTGGACTATTTGCTTTAGCTACGGCTCAATTCTGTGGCTATGGCTCTATTCCTTTAGCTTTATATGTTACTTTAGGTACTATGGCCTCAGGTGGCTACTTAGGTGGCAAGTATATCGACAGTAAAGACCTAACTAGTCTAGATACAGATGAATACGTAATGGACAGTGCTCCAGAAGATAAGTAATGTTTAACCCATTTACTTTAATATCTACCGTTAGAGAGAAGATTCTCTTTTGTGTAGCCTTATTACTTGTAGGACTAGCTTTAGGCTGGCACCTGCATAGTATGTGGGATGCTTGGCTGAATAGTGGCAATCTACGTGCTCAACTAGTTCAAGCTCAAGAAGCACCCGGCAAGATAATTGACTTTCACCAAAAACTGAAGAAAACAAATGTCCAGAATGAAGAATGTTATAACAAGCCTCTTCCTCCTGCTGTGCTTAACTTGTTGCACTAATAACTATACTTGCCCTGCTAGGACTCCATTCACAGGGACTACCTATGGGGATTACATTGAATATGGCGGAGCATTAGAAGTCCAATATGATAATTGCGCTCAACCTAAGAAGCGAGATTGGGGTTCATTGTTTAATTTCGGGGCAGTGAGTACAGACCATCAAGTGAAGTAAGAGGCTCTGCTAGCATCCTCGTCTAAGACCTGACAACAGGCAAAATTAAACCCCTTAGGATTGCTCTTAAGGGGTTTTTCTTTAGTCTTTTATATATAATTTCCTATCTCGTTTTATACGAAGATAATAGTTCTTTACTTTATCTAATTCAGGGTGCTTATGAATCCACATACCTGTATCCGGCATAAATTCATTCTTGAACCATTCATCTAGGATTTTATGACCTGTACTTACTGAAGTATCTATGGCTCTACAGGTAGCATCGAATATCTCGTCAGACACCATAGAATCATTCTCGAACTCGTAAGCATAAGCCCATATAGCAACCATAATACGATTATGGCGCTCTATTTCTACTGGTGTACCACATTTAAGCATACTTACGATACTCTCCAGTTTCTCTATTGGTAAAATCCATCCACTCAATATAATCAAGACCAACGAAATCATCTACTAGCTGAATCACCGTGTCTTTATCAAAGCAAGCACAGGAATACAAGTCTAGTTGAAATTCTTTATCCTTATCCCATATATGTATAGTACAATTAGAAGTAGTGAGAATAGCTGACAATGTCATACCCATATTCTCTTCAGGAGTACTATACCAAGCAATAGGATTGGATTGACCATTACTTAATTGGGCCATTTCCATACCGATAGCTTCTACTAATTTAGACATAAAAAGCAACCCTTCCTGTTCATCACGGGGAGGGTTTTTTATTTTAGCTAGGAATCTGAGATGATGGTGGTCGAGTTGTTTCTTTAACGGTCTGGGAAATGTTTGTTTTTCCATTGCATAAGGGCCTTTGGGTCAGAGATTAATTTAGCAGTATAAGCTTCCGCTGCTTTACGGAATTCTAAAACAGAGTTATGGTTCTCCTGCTCAAATCTAAATTCAGCAGTACCGTCACAGACTCTACAATCTTTCATACCACATTTCTGCATGTAATAATTTATTATTTATATACACCCAAGTCCATTTGCCTTTAATTAAGTTATGGCAGAACCAAGGAGTATATCCTTCTTTATATTCAGGTATAGGTTTTTCAGTCATTTAAAACTGCTTAAATAGCTCTTCTAGTCTCTCATCTAAGGCATCCCTGAGCTTATAGAATACTTCAGATTTCTTGATAGCGTCTTGCATAAGATTAGTGTCTATAGTGCCTTCAAACGTGAATACACCTTCTATGACTATACCATCATTAGTACGTATCTTGACTTTAAGAAAATCACTCATTAGGCTACCACAACGCCTTTAAATCTAATTACACAACCGTTATACCCCGGCGCAGGGACTAGATGATGTATACCTACAGAATCTAGAACTCTATGTGTGACTCCACCTATAGCATATACAATCTCTACAGGATGGTCAATTCTGTACACTCTATCTTTAAAATCATATTCGCGCCATTCTTCTGCATTATTAAGTTTAATACGTTTAATATCCATTATACAACTCCTACAGCTAATCCAGTTATACATTCAGCTAGAGCTACTGGCTCTACTTTCTTCTGCTTCCCTGCTAGAATATAAATCAAAGATATTACAGGGAATAGTAATCCTAAGAACATGTGTGTATAATCATGAGTCAAATAAGTTAATAATACACAATATGGTAAAATCCATGAGCCTCTTAACATGCCATCATTTACATGCTCTCCACGAGTATTAGCTAACCAATTAGGCCCAGTAGCAGGAGCACGAAAGAGTAGTAAAGTAAGGAATATTAGAGGATAGTAAGTACATAAAGCAGGATATTGAAGTATTGACCCATAAGCCATAACAGCAGCACCTAGAGCATGAGAGCCTTCTTTAGCTCCTGATATTCTATTACCTAAAGCTACTGTTACTAATGCTAGTGGATTAATCACGATAATGCCATGTCATAGGTAAAGTATTAAGAAATTTAACTACTGCTTCAGCTTCAGGTAAGAACTCGTGGGCATGTAAATCTACATACATACTAATTCCTGCTGAACCTCTACTGTTTTTAAGTCTGTTAGAAGCACAGATAATACGAGCTATTTCATCACTAAGCATTAAAGTACTTCCTGTTTATTTATTTCATAAATCAACTGAAGCTACTTTGCTTCGCAAAGATAGCGCCACGGTAGAGGATAAAGTTCAGCTAGTATCTTGGACACTTCTTGTGCGGGGTCTCTGATTTCTGCTTGAGCGTCTTCGGCACATCTGAGTCTACAGAACTTACTCCAATTAAGCAGATTAGCAGTAGCGTAGAAGTGAGTGATATGACCAACTGGTATAACTGCCCGTGCTTGCTCTCTGCAAACACCAAGGGCAAGTAGTGCATCATAATCATCCACAGCACGACGGTAGGATAAAGCCAATAATGCATCAGCAGCTTTTGAAGTTTCTTCATCTAGATTTCCACTACCGACTTGCCTGTTATTTCCATCTTGCCCTCTCCATTCCTTTGGAAAGTGAACCTCTCCGATGAAATCTGAGGTATATCGCATTGAGACTTCGTTGTAAGATTGAGTGCGGTGCCGCATCCATTCTCGTGCAACGTATAGAGGAACTGAGATTTTGAATGTTGCCGATAGGTGCTCGAACGGGCTCGTGTGATTGTGCTTTGCGAGGAAGGAGATAAGTCTTTCATCCCTAACAGCGTCCTGACCAGTCTTGCCATCTTGTCCATGACTAACTCTGGCTGCCAATACGGGCATAAGATTTGTGTCAAGCTCTTCATTAGTCAGTCTCGTTGATGCGATGAGCGTTACCTGAGAAGAAACCGCTTTTATTTGATGCTTGTCCATGTTCTTTACGCTCTATTGTTATTGTTTGTTTATCATAATTATAACATATTTTGAAGTCTTTGTCAAGTAGGCTTGACGAATTAGTTAAGTTGTGAAACTCAATCAAGCGTTTTTTGATAGCATCTAAGGTAAGTTCTAGCTTATACACCGTACAACTCCAATCCAGCCTTAATATAAAGGTCTGATAAATATACCCATTCTTCATCATCTAGGTCTATGAGCTTCTGAATCATGCTCTCAAACCACTTAATATAGCCTTCTTTACTATCATCAAATAGGGCTAAAGCTTGTACTTTTACGATATTACTTCTTGCCATTAGCTTCCTCCAAAAGTTCCTTAAGACGGGTCATATAGACTACGAAGTCTAGAGCTTCTTCAATAGCCATCTGGACCATTTTAGGAGCATCATAGTCTTCTCTACGCATAGTGACACCATACTTCTTAAGACCTATTTCAGCCCTGTCAGCTACCATTTTAGCTACTTTAGCTGCTACAGGACAGACAATCCTGTAATACTCCTCATCTCTACGCTGCATTTCAATTCTGTCTTCCTCTTCAATGAGGCCGTACATCATATTCCCAACCATTATAGTCTCTCAATCATCAATTCAGTTTTTAGACATTCCATCATATAGATTATATCTTCTCTGGAACAGTTATTCCAAGCAGTATAATTCACCCCTTCATGGAAAGTAATTACTAGGACTTTCTCATGCTTGAGCTTCTTAATCTGACTATTGCGCCATTCTTGGTCTTCAGTAAGAATAGGCTTAGTAATCAGCTTCAGAACTTTCTTCTGCTTGGGCTTTCTTTTGTTTTTGCCTTTTGTACTTTTTGGCATCAGGAACTACCTTAGTTGCTAATTTTCTTACGGCTTTTGCTATGGGGTTTCGTGACTTTAGACCCTTTTTCTTTCTTCGTTTCATACTTCATAGTGCTCCATGCCCCACAATCTTGACAATGTAATCTGGTTTTCTTAGCAGCTTTAGTTACTGCGACTCCACGTTTCTGAAGATTATCAGAGCCACAGGAGCTACAAACGATACCATCTAAATCACTAAAGTGATTCATATTGAGACGGGATTGAACGTATGGCTGCATAGTGTTCCACACCTTCTCAAGCAGCTTAACGTCCTGTACGTTGTACAGACCCATCTCTTTAATGGCTTTAGCTTCCCCATTAGCACAGCGTACCCATAGGGATGCACCAGTCTTATTCTTCCTACCTACTCCAAACAGTTCTCCAAGATGGTCGAGTTTGTTTGAATTGAGGGTCTGACCAAAGTGCTTCTTAGCGAGTTTATAAGTATCAATAGCTGGTGTAGGAGGCAGCGGGTCAAGCTTATTAGCCATCACTCGGCCATTGATGAAGGGAATATCAAACCCCTCAATGTAGTGGCCTAATACGTAGTCTGCTTCTTTCCATACTTTAGAGAATTCTTCCAACATAGACTTATCATTATAGGGAGTCTTAGCCGTAAGAAGAGTTACATTCCTATCACCCACAAATTTGTAAGCAATAGTAATGATTGCTTTAGATTGCTGGATGAACTCTAGTGGTAGACTTCTATCATCGTAAGGATGCCAGAAGAATCCTTTATTCGGGAGCGTTTCTATGTCGTATATTAGAATCTTTGGTTTTGTTTTCATTATTACACCATGTTGTTTTTATTTTTAAAGACTAGGCAGTTTTAGTAGTTGCAACCTCTTCAATTACTTCTACAGGGCCTTGAACAGCTTTATCCATGCATAGAGGAATAAGCCATTTAAGATTCTCAATAATAGGTTTCTCTTTATCAAAGGTGCTTCTATTGACACCAAAGATTACATCATCCACTCTGTATATGTTTACTTTCTCTTCTTCTACTGTCTTTACATCCCCAATAACATCAGAGAATGCAGCAAAGAAGAACACTTCAGCTACTTCAGGAATAACTAGATGAGCACGATACTTCCACTGGTCCTGAGGTACAAACACACCAGTCTCCTCTTGGAACTCTCTAACCATAGCTTCTAGAGGAGTTTCAATATGAGTTACTACACCATTCTCTTCTTTAGTCTCTACTTTACCACCGATGGCATTAAGCTTACCAGCTTGCCATTTAGGTCTTAGTTTCTCGATAAGAGCAACATGCTTCCTATCTTCACTAAATAAGAATCCACCTACGTATGCTTGCATAATTAACCTTTAATCTTATTGAAAATACGTCTTACAATATAGCTTCTAACTAATGAAATAGCTGTAAAATACAGACCAATCATCAAGTGCGTTCTAGTACTTGCCTCAATACCAAATATAGGAAATACTATAATTTGAGAAAGAATAGCTACGCTGTATCCTATAAGGACGTTAACTATACTCTCCACCATACTCATCTTTTTAGACTGACTCATTACTTCTTCTCCAATTCTAATACGCGTTTAGCTAATCTATCACAATCTGCATGGACACTAAGGAAGTATTCCAAATCACAGATAATGATAGGCTTACTTCTGTTCTTCCTATGTACTACTACTGGATTCCATTTCTTAGCATTGGCCACAGCTTGGTCCCACGCTTCACGCATATTGAACTTTTCAGTAGCTTTACACTCAATGGACAAAGGAACTACTCTACGTGCAGCAGGGGATAGTAATACGTCTTCTCCTGAAGCTCCCATAGAAGTAGACTTTACATCATCAGCTTCTAACTCAGGAAAATGCTTAAGAATAGTAGCAGAAACTAATTGTTGTAGTGCACGGCCTTTTTGCTTAGCGCTTGCTGTTTTCACTAGCTAACTCCTCTGCTCTTTTATTGAAGATAGAGAAGTCTCCATCCCCATTAGGATTAAACACTGGCTCTTCATATGGAGTAGTTACAGGGAACGTAGCTATACCTGTAATATCAGTAGTAGTCGTTGTTACTGTATAATCATTCCAAGTAAGTTCCATAGCATTAATACGTCTAGGTCTAGCAATACGAATAGGAGCTACCTCTGCTTCTGCTAAAACAGGGTCAGGTGCGCCTACGAAATCTAATTCCATATCAGCATTAATATCATCTCTAACTACATGACCTCTAATAAAATGAACTGCACCAGAATTTAATCGTACTATACCACCATCTCTAGTAATAAAATGAGCTATATTTGGACTAGTATTATAGATATACGTAGTATTATCTGTAGTATTATATTCAACTCTAAGAGTCATTACTTCTTCTCCCAAACTTTATTGAAGTCTCCTGAGATAGCGGCTTTCTGATATTCAGTTACCCGCGTCTCAAAGAAACTAGCATGTTCATGATTGTTCAATAGCTCTTCCAGCCACGGCAAAGGATTTTCCTTCACCTTGAAATTGGTTTTCAGGCCCATTTGCAGGAGTCGTCTATCGGCTATATATCTAATATAGCACTTTACAAGCTCTTTGTCAAGCCCCTCAACCTCATTTAATTCAAAAGCAAGGTCAATAAATTTATCCTCCAGTTCTACCATTGTTCTGGCAGCCCCGTAAATACGCTTTTTAAGCCCATCATTCCACGCTTCAGGATTCTCCTGAATAAGCGTTCTCATAAGCTTAATCATGGCCTCACAGTGGAGAGTTTCATCCCTAATGGACCATGTCACAATCTGGCCCATACCCTTCATTTTACCGAATCTAGGGAAATTCATTAAGATAGCAAATGAAGCAAAGAGTTGCATACCTTCGCCAAATCCTGAATAAATAGCAATAAGCTCAATCAAGTCTTCAGTACTTAAAGCTGGAACATCTTGAGGTAAAGCGTTCATGAAGTCATGTTTATCACGCATCTCTTTATACTTAGAGAAAGCGTTGTATTCTGCTTCAGGCATACCTACACTATCTAACAATAGTGAGTAAGCGTCAATGTGTATAGCTTCCATACTAGCAAAAGTGTTGAGCATCATTGATACTTCAGGATTACCTGAGAAAGCAGGAATATAGTAATTATTATATCCTTTAGCTACATCTACGTCCGCCTGAGTGAAGAATCTGAAGATATGTGTAAGTAGGTTCTTCTCTGGCTTACTTAACTTATGCTTCCAATCATCAATATCATTCTGCATTGGTACTTCACTAGGGAGCCAATGAAGTTGAGATTGAGTTTTGTATGCTTGATAGGCAAAGTCATATAGGAATGGTTTATAGTTTTGACGGCTTTTCAATAAGGACATTAGGATTTTCACATTTCTCTGTAATTACGTAGTAGCCTCTAGGAGACTCAGCTACGTGTATTTTATACCAACTTTCATCATCAAAACCATGTTCAAAGATTCCGTGATGTTTTTCATACATAAGGCCGATAACACTACCTTTAATATATTCTCCACCCAAAGGATGATAATAGAAATCAATCAATTCCTGATTAATCTCTATTATCTTACTCCTTGAGAGAGTACTTAGCTTTTTAACTCTCGCAACCATAACATTCAATCTCAAAGCCTGTAGGAGTTGTAGTTTTAAATTTAGTCTGCTTCTCTGGCTTAGATTCTTCTTTAATGATTGTTTTACGCTCAATTTTCTCTCCAACATCCTCTGTCTTCTGAGCTACTGAGGTACGAAGGTAATAAAGAGTCTTAAGTCCTTTTTCCCATGCTGTGTAATGCAGGTCATGCAAATACTGTGCATCCACAGGAGTCTTAACAAATAAGTTCACAGACTGAGCTTGGTCAATATATCTCTGTCTAGTAGCCGCATGTTCAATCACCCATTTCTGGTCAATCTCGAAAGCAGTCTTGAATACGTCTTTCTCATGTTGCTCAAGGATTGTAATATGCTGCACAGAGCCTTTCTTAGCGGCAACAGAGCGCCAGATGGACTTAATTGTATCCTCATCCAGCCCCTTCTTCTCAAGGCACTTCTGGAGCCATTTATTCTTAAATACGTGGCTACCATTCTCTGTCTTCTGAGTGAAGGAACAAGCACTATAAGGTTCAATACTAGGAGAGGTGTTACCACACAAGATTGAGCTACTAGCATTAGGAGCAATAGCCATTAAATGTACGTTACGTCTAAGCTTAGGATAATGTCTCTCAATAGTGCTATATACTATAGCAGGAGATTCACTACCTCTAAGGAATACCCCTTTAGTCTTAGCACCTTCAATGAAATCAGGAGCAATACCTTTACTGGCTCCCATAGCATATGAAGCAGCTTCAGCTTCTTTACGAATATAGGAGAACATTTCAATATTAATTTTATGTGCGTCTGCCGATTCAAAAGGAATCATTTTTGATTGTAAGTAAGCGTGGAAGCCCATAGCCCCAAGGCCAATACTGCGTTCGCAAGAAGCGCTATACAAAGCTTTGCTGATAGCGGCTCTGGTGCTGTCTTTAAGGAATGGAGCATTAATAAAGCTATCCAGCACGTTGTCTAACATACGTACCAAATCCCCGACCATCGAAGTGTTTTTCCATTCATCATACTTTTCCAAGTTAACTGAGGATAGACAGCATACGGCTGTGCGATTCTCGTCCGTAGGTAAAGTAATTTCACTGCACAGATTTGAAGTGTTTACTCTGAGACCTTGGTCTCTCTGACAGTCTGGAAGAGCACGATTAGTGGTATCAATGAAGTGTAGATAAGGCTCACCTGTCTCTGTTCTAAGAGTCAAGATTTGTTCCCACAGCATTCTAGCAGATACAGTTTCTTTAACTTCTTTAGATGCAGGGTCAATCAAATCCCATTTATCATCACCAAACAAGGCGTGCATGAATGCATCAGGGATATTTACAGCATTATGAATATTAAGACACTTACGATTAGTATCTCCACCACTAGGCTTGCGTATGTTCAAGAATTCTACAATCTCAGGATGTGAAATATCTAAGTATGCAGCATAGGCAGCTCTACGAGTTCCTGCTTGCTTACAGGCTAATACCTTTCTGTCCATCACAGATAGAAACGGAACCATACCTGTGGATTCACCACCTGAACTAGTTTTAGCTTTAGTAGTTCTTAAAGCAGACCAAGTAGCTCCAAGGCCTCCGCCAAGTGTGGATAACCATCCTGATTCAGTCTCGTGGCCGAAAATTCCCTCTCTGCTATCAGGGACAAACTGCAAGAAGCAGGAAATAGGCAGCCCTCTTTTAGTTCCCCCGTTGGCAAGTACTGGGGTTGAAAACATGAACCACAGATTTGAAGAGTAATCATAGAGTCGTTGTGCGTGACTAATGTCATCTGCAAAAGCTGCTGCGGCTCTAGCAAACCCGTGTTGAGGGCTTGTTTCGCCTTCAATAAGGTATCTATCCCGAAGGGTGCGTTTTGCGTACTCATCTAAGTATTCATCTCTTGTTAGGTCAATTTTAATTTCTTTAATATCTACGGCCATGTGTTCTTCTTATTGTTTTTGTATTAGGAAAAAGAGGGATGGTAGCCACTATTTAATGCTACTTTCGTTATCGTCAGTTCCTTACGGTAATCTCGTTAACGAGAATTCTGACATCCCTAAGTTTAGTTAGCAGCCTTTCGGCATCGGCTTAGGTTTACCCTTTGAGCCGCCTTTTTTAGTACCTTTAGCCATATTACTTACCTTTTACTTTGTTGAGATTCGGATTCTTCTTACGTGCAGCTTTACTAGCTTTACGAGTACTAGCCGCAAGTTCAGCCGAAGCCTCTTTCTTACTAATATTTTGTTTCTTAGCCATACCAGCCGCTACTTTAGCAAAACCCGGATGTTTATTTTTAGCCATGTCACTTATCCTTTTAATTAATGTACCAGATTTTAGGCTTGATGCGTGCTTTACTTACCCTACTATCTTCTAATGTAGCTTTAGGATGGCAAAGCTTCTTGTATGGACAAAATCGGCAGTTACCACCAATTATCTTATTACCAGTAGGTTTTTGATAAAAAGTCTCTGCTTCAATACCTGTACAAGCTGGCATCTCACCTGAATAAATCGTTGCTATTTTTTTAGTTATTCTAACAAAGAAACCTTCCCTTACTTCTTCAAGAGTCTTAGGATAGTCAATAACTTTGAATTCTCCAGTGGACTTGTTCAAAACAATCCATCCACCCGGCTCAGCTTGTTCACCTTCACAGTAACCAATAAGCTGGTCTACATACCCAAAGCTATCATCTTCAGTTAGAGTTTTATAGTCAACAAATTTATTGTTGAAAGACCATTCAGAAGCAGTCTTAACATCGTAGATTTTATTATCTACTTTCAGTTTCACGTCCCATGTACCATCAATCTTAAGGTCATTGACGACAATGGATACTTCACCACCAGTTTCTATCTCTAGACCTGCTGACTTAAGTATATAGACAAGAATCTGCTCCTGAATATCTCCCGTGAGCATTTTTAGAAGAAACTCTGGCTCAGGATTAACCCTACCATACTTCTTCTCAAGCATTATCTGTCTAGTATCACGCCCAATATTAGACATACGTAATCTCCACCTATTATCAGGAGCCGTATGAAATTTGTCTACGATGGCCGCTCTAATTTTACTTAGGCATTCATCCAGTAGTTTATCATCAGGCTTCTCATTCTTAGAGAAGAAATCACGAACTGCTTGTTCAATAGGATGCATTATTATGCAGCTTCTTTCTTTTGAGTAGCTTCAAATGCGGTCTTCTCGGTTTCGTAACGCTCTACGATTGTCTTCTTTTGGGGCTCACCAACGGCCATCAGTGCGTTAATAAGTTCCAGCACTTTGCCGTTCTCTACTGGAAACAGACCGTTAATCAGGGTATGATATTGGTCGAGACTGAGGGTGAAAGTAAGTGCATTGTCTGCACGGTTTACGAAAGCCATTTCATCAAATTGATTATCCATTGTTACGCCGCCTTTTGTTTGTTAATGATTTGTTCATTGTGCTCTTGAACGTGTTTATTGATTTGTTCAAGAACAGTGTTAGCATCTTCTACAGCAAGATTCATATCCTTGAGACTGAACTTCACAGCCGCAAATTGAGACTTCTCTTGTTGAGCAGATACCTTAAGAGTGAGCAGATAGGTTGGCCACTTATCTTTCTCACGACCTAAAGTATTAGGTTGGAAATTATACCATTCTTTAACTACTGAAGCTGGCATACGGAAGTTAGCCAATACAGGAGCTTGACCGGGGAAAGTCACTTCACCGAACAGGTAGGTATAATAGTTCGCAATCTTCGACTGAGTTTGTTGGTCAGCCTTAGTGAACTTTCTGTCTTCCCATGAGGGGAAGGTACGACCACAGGCGTTACCACCTGTTGAATCAGGAATAGTTACACCTTTCTTCACTGCGTCAAAGTATACTGACTCAGCAAGTACTTTCATCGGGTCGCCGGGGTCACGTTTGATAAGCTTATTCTGCACATCAAACACTTTGAAGGTAATCTCTGTCGCATTAGACATCTCATCACCAGCAATCTGGAATACATGCTCTTCAGCAAACTTGCCCGGAGCGTATTCTACTTTAACTCTATTTGTAATTACTCTTTTCATTATGCCACCTCTTTGTTCATTTCAGTAAGAAGTCTATCAAGCTCTGCTTGAGCAGCTTCGTATGTATCAAAATCTCCATTAGGAAAACCCATAGGAATTCCATAAGCAGCGGGCTGAGAATAGTTACCATTTCTATTTTCATGAGGGAATTGTTGAACACTCACATAATATTTAGCAGGAGTGCTACCTGTATTAAAAATAGAGATTTTCTCGATAGTATAGGTAGGATAGACTGAATTACCTACTTTAATAAATGAAGTCATTGTACGCCTTTCTTAGTTGTTATTAATTATTAAGGATAGGAGAGTCTTGAATTACACAAGACGGGAAATTCCCCACATCTCAGATGAATTCTCCTATCCACCATGACCGTATTACGAGTTAAGTACTTAACTAACGGCCTTCACGTCTTGCCTATCTAGTTCAAGATTCGGCTTGGATTCTGAGGCAAAGATTGCCTTCTTTTCCATGAGATTATCTCCCATAGAAATTTCATACCCGATAGGTACTATAGTATCATAATTGAAACGCTCTTTTAATAGAGAGTTGGCAAGATTAAACGAAGCTTTAATCAAATCTTGCATTAATTCTATTTCATCAGGATGCGTATCAATAGTGATAGAATCATGCACCTGTAGAATAATTCTGGACTTCACTCCAGCTTTCTTCATAGCGTTCCATAGATGTACAATTACACACCATGCAATATCAGCCGTTGCGAATGATTGTACAGGATAGTTTAGGATTTGTGTACGTCCAATAACTCTTGTTGCATCAATTCTACGAACGTTCGGGAAACTAAAGATTCTTCCTGACGGGGTTGTAATCTGTCCGTAAGTAAGAGCTTCTGTAACAAGAGCATCATGCCATTTGGCGATTCCAGTATGCTCAGCATAGAATGCATCTTTGTAACGTTTCCGTGCGTCATCCTTGCCCATGCTTCCATAGAGGGGCGCAAAGGTGTCGGGCTTAGCATCTTGTCTTCTGAGTTTCCATTCATCAGGTGTATAATCTTCTTTCTTCTTACCAAAGAGTACTTCAGCGGTTAGCTGGTGACGGTCTTTGCCTTCTCTAATGGACGCAAGACCGGGGAGACACTTAGCGAGTTCAACGGCTGTTCTGTATTCAAGCTGACAATTATGTGATAAAAAACCTTCAGCAATAAATGTTTTTGTAGAGGTTTGTATAGCGACCACTTCTTGAACACCTAGCTTTTCTATTTTAAGAATCTTAGAAGGTTTACTTAATTTATTATAAGTACGTCTTCCTTCCCATAATTTTCTACTTTTAGCTAATAATCTCTCTGGTCTAAATATACCTAATCCTCTCATACCCACTTGACTACCCCTTGGTTGTATTCTATCACAACCACTAGCGTTAGTAGATATTCCAATATCATCAAATCCATTAACCTTAAGAATATCTATAGCTTTTTTCCAGACTATAGCATTATCTCCTTCATTCTTTTGGCCTACAGCAAAGGCAGTTCCACTTATATTACCTTCGCCATCTAAAAATCCAGCCATCCATGCAGCATCCCATGAAGTATTCTGCTCCCAAGGCTTAACATATACTGGTAAATACCATCCTTCTTTTAATTCTTCTGCTTTATACCATTTTGCATTACGAATGTACCTTTCAGAAGCAGGTCTCCCTACCCACATATGGTCTATAGAACAAATGACAACACCAGAAGTAGTAGTTATACGGAGGCATTCTTTTTTGAGAACCTTAGTCTTCTCGACTATAGACTCCTCTAATTTAATACCTAGCATATTTTTAAATTGCTCATTAAAACCTATAAGTTTTTCACCTACACTAATGTCTTTAGCCTCTTTCCATCGTAAATCTGTGGTGAGGATTTTTGTGTCTGGTGACACGCAGAAGTCAATGTCATGTAGCTTGCCACCAATGTCAGACCAGCGAGAGACAACAACCCTGCGTACAGGGAAAGTATTACCGCGCGGTTGGTTCTGCCAGTTAGGGTTACTGCTAGAGAGACGGCCAGTAGCAGTGACACATTGATTGAAGTTAGGATGGCAAAATCCATCGGGTTTAATACCATTTCGTATACCTTCTATAAAAGCAGTTAAATAAGTGTCTATTGCATTAAGTCTAGATAGCTTAGTTAAGAAAACTTTAGCATCTGGTGGAGTATCACTACGCTCCAGTAATTGTAGGATTGTTTCTTTGTCTGTAGAGAATCCACTAGACGAAGCAAACATGGAACTTATGGGTTTTACCTTGAATCCAGCAACGGCTCCGTTGCCTCGGTATACCACTTTTTCACCATCGCAGCTAGGGCAAGTGGTAGCGCGAGCGAAAGGCTCCCCATCCTTTTTAATCTTGTAAAAATGACCTTTTCCATCACATTCCACACAATGAGTTACATCAGTTTTATATACAATATCCGTATTAGCTTTTACGATACTGTTAAATTCATTAAATGAGTAGTACTTAGGATACTTAGTCTTCCTGACAGAGCCACGCATCTCTGAGCCGATATTGAATATCTCTGCCCAACGTTTCTTATCCTTTACCTTGCGGGAATATACCACCCACCCCATATGTTCAGGTGAAGAGAAGTTAATTGGAGAATCACCCATAACACTACGGGTCATATCCCGCATCTCTTCTTCTAGTTTGACTTTCTCTGCCCTAAACTGTGCTTCTACAGCATTAAGAGCACCTTGGTCAATCTGGATTCCAGCACGTTCAATATCAATAAGACAAGCAAGAGCTTCATTACTTAGAGTAATGACCTTAGACATAGTCTTTATGTCCTGTTCATACTCCATGCGCTTGCACTGATGCTGATATACATCATAGGTAGTAATAATATCCTGCTCACCATATTCCACCCACATATCACGTGGCATGTCTTCCAGCGGCTTCTTCTCTTTAATCCACTCTTTAAGAATATCTTTCTTCTCAGAGAGACCGTATCTCTTAGCAGTGAATTCAAGATTTACAGGATGCTTAAGACCTTTACAGGCGATATACTCAAATATCATCGTATCATGAAACTTGCCCTCGTATCTAAAACCAGTTTCAAATAACCAGCTCATATCGAACTTAAGATTATGACCAATAACTAATGAACTATTGTCAAGTAGGTCTTGTACTTTCTTTACGTTAGCTGCTATTTCAGCAGGAGATGCATAGTTTGGATGAAAGAATAAATATCCTTTTTCACCACCTACAACTTGATAACCTAGAGAGATTAGAGAGTTTAACGGATTATAAGGTGAGGGGTCTGTACGTCCATCACGATATTGCACCGTTACTTCTATATCCAAGAGTAACTTATGCATCTTACGCCTTAATTATTTATTATTGTTCTAACGCACTTACGTAGAAAGGACTAGTTCCAATCCGATTACCTTGCTTATCAAAGTAGCCTAATTTAGTAATCATCTTGACCTTAATCATATCTTGATAGGTCACACCAACCAAATCCTTCACTTCTTTTGGTCGGCGACCTTCAAGCAATAGTTCCATAGCCTTCATCAAACGACGAGCTTTCTCAGCTTTAGCGTATGGAACTTTAGGAGCTTCTGTCATGGATTACCAGAACAGAATGCCAGCTACAGCAGCACCAAGTACTGCGAATGGCCAATAGGGAATAACACCTCTAAAGAATTTCTTAGCTTTATCAGCAAAGGTTTCTTTATAATCGTTATAGACGAAGGCAGCAAAGTCACTCTTACTAGCACTGAGAGTAATCTTGTCACCAATCCACTTAGGAGAGCCTTCAAGAATCTCACACTCTACTTGGTCGCCTTTAACTTGTTTAACTTGCACAGTCTCCAAAGTCTTAAACTTTGAATTAACTACGTATACATCACCTTTTTTAAATCTCTGCATCATCTACTCCTAGTTCATAGTCGGTTTAATTTTCGTCGGGGCTGGCATGAAGTCAGCCAAATCAGGAAGTCTATTCTCATCTACTTCTGCCATAAAGAATCCGTGGCTAGTGTAGTACTTAGATACTAACACCCAGTCCTTGGCATCACCTTGTTCTTTGGTCAAGCCAGAAGCTTTATAGATAATCTCTTTAATCTTATCTTGGAGAAAGTTGAATTGCTTTTCTGAACTTTCATTCAGAGCATCCATCTCTGCTTCTACAGCAGCTAACGCTTTAGCATCTTCACCATCAAATTTAATAAATTCAGTCAAAATTCAGTTCCTTTTTATTTGTATTATACCATTTAAAAATGCTTTTGTCAAGCACTATTTTAAAAATTTAATTCTTTTTCTTCATATTCTTTTAAAAATTCTCTATATTCTTCTTCTTCTAGAATATCTAACAGACTTGAATACTTTTTTTCTCTTCTAATCCAAGCATTTATAGCTATATCATAATCTTGAAAAATCTCTCGTCTTATAGGTTCATCTGCTATCCATAACATATCTAGAGTTTCTGTATCTATAATAGCTTCATATAAAGCATATTGAACTACAGGATTAGTAAATCTAACTAACCTATGTACGGTCCTTTCGGCCATTTACACCACCATACGAGTCATATTTTTATTAATCATATAAGAACCAGATGACTCATTACCAGTTAACTTATTTTTGGCCAGATAGAAGTATCTAACGTTATTATCTTCATATAGGTCTTCTAGACCGATACAAATACATAAATCAAGTTCGGCACCTTTACCAGTCTTACTATGCTCTAAAGCATCAAAGCTGAAGTATTTACGTCCAGCAGCAGCATCACTAGCTTGACAGATACCTACAATAGCGACACCATGATTAGTGCTATACTCGCGCATATTCGTATATAGAATCCGCATCTTCTCATGACTTGGAAGCTCACCACCAACATGAAGTTTATCAAGCTGGTCAATAATAACGATGTCAGGTTTTTGTTCTTCAATTAGTTTCTCAATATTAGCATAGGGCATACCTGTCTCATGATAAAACATGACAGAATCTTTGAATGCTGCTTCAAATCTAGCAGCAGCTTCATTCCATGCAGCAATATCTGCTAATACTTTCTCTTTAACTACTGGCTCTACAGCCTCACCTTTAGCTTCTTTTACTCTAATCTCTACCATCATACGAGATGCATTTGCTAAGACAGAAGAATCAAATCCTGTATAGCAGCATACAGCGCGGCTTTTATGACGCTTTACAAGCTCCTCATTAGCAATATAAGCAATCCTAGCCCCTTGTGCTGCCCATCCCTCTGGATGGAAACAGGAGGAAATAGCAGCTAAGGATTTACCACCATTAGGTCTTGCTGCAATAAGCGCAAAGACACCCGGCCCAATACCACCTATTTTCTCTTGTAGAACAGGAATATGGAATTTCCATCTACCTTGATTAGCTACAGTATCTAGCATCTCTTCAGCAGAGATAGTCATGGGCGGGAATAAGACTCCGCTATTAGTTGTTTTAATAGCTTCAATGTCTTTAAGAATCTCAGTTACATCAGAGTCACCTTTTTCAGATAATCTAATGAGCTTTTGAGCCGCATTAGCCATCTTATCTTGTCTGTGCTTCTCATTAATAAGAGTAAGTACTACTTCTTCATTAACTTCTACAGATTTAATTAATTCAAATGTCTGGTCGATTAGCTCAAGTTGCTGTTTAGTAGCAACAGGATTGAACATCTTAGTATGAACATCATACAAATCATCTACAGTAAGAGATGTTTGTTTATTAGTGTGCCACCAGTCCAGCGTGTTGAACCACGGCTGCATACCAGTAGAGATAGTACCTAATAGTTTACGGTTATTTTCGTAGGTCTCCTTATTGAGGAGAGCCTTCAATATCTTGTGTTCTAGCATCGTTTACGCTCATGTTATTATTCTTTTTTGTATTTTCCCATAATAGCTTATTAAACTGCTTCATGGTGTATTCAAAGTCTTTTCTTAATTTACGAACTTCCTCACTCGTCTTACACTTTCTTAATCTACAATATGCTTCAGCACATATACTGCGTAAAATAGGTGTTTTAACTTTAACATTACATTCCCGTATACTTTTAAGCAACATACCTAATTTCTACTTTAGCTTCAGTTAACATCTCTAGGGATGCCTTAAAGCTATCATCCCATTTCTCATTAGTCTCCGGCTTTACGCAAATAACAGTACTAATACCGCTTTGAATAATGGCACGAGCGCAGTCAGCGCAAGGAAACCAAGGAAGATAGATGCTGCACTGAGAAAGAACAGTCCCGATTGCCGCAGCATTGTAAATAGCATTGCGTTCAGCATGTTCGGTGTAGAGGTATTTAGCTGGTCTATCATGACGCTCCATAACATCGTCGTTAACCCCGCGAGGAAAGCCATTCCACCCCAAGCTAACAACTCTATTTGCATCGTTAACAATTACTGCTCCTACTTTAGTACTTTTATCTTTAGACCAGCTAGCAATATGCTTAGCTAGTTCCATCCATCTACTATCCCAAGACATTACGTAGTGGTCCAAGTGCCAAGAGTAGGAGTTACATATCTGTAGTGACGCAATGCGTTATACATCATTCTAGCATGCTCTATTTCACTTTGTTTAAAAAGAGATTCTTCTTTAATTAAGACTTTTTCTCCACGAAGTTCACGGGAGCGTTTATCAAGTTGAGCTAGTGCGTCTGAGATGTTTTCCATTATTATTTCCAGTAAATATGTTCATCACATTTTTCACAAACTTCCCATGTAGAAGGCCACATACCAAATGTCTTCCATTTATGTTCTCCACCTTCGGGGCACGATTGTCTTTTTGCTTTAGAAGCTTCGCTGGCATAATATCCAGCATCATAAGAACTACCCATTATCTACCCACCACTTTTCATATTCGTCATCGTTCATATCCTTAATGTCTTTACTCAATTTCCTTATTGTAACATTTTTTAAGTACGTTGTCAATACCCCCCTCAAAATAATTGATGAAGAATAAGCATCTTTATCTAAAGCAATGCCAACCCACTGGTACGGGGATAGGTATTTAATAAAGTCTTTTCTGATACTTGTACCTAAAAGAGCCATGGCAGAATAGTGACCGCCACGAGTTGCAGCTACAGCACTTGCACAATCTTCAACAATCAAAATGGAATTTTTATCCCCACAAATAAATGGTCTGTCGAAAACTTTATTGTAGTTGTGAACTTTTGGGGCAGCCCCTATTAATGTCCTTCCTATAGCACCTTCTATTTTACCCTCATCATTTTTAATGGGGAAAATGAAGCGTTGCTCGGCAGGGTCATACATAGGTCTGAATAAACCAGATTCATAAGCTTGTCTCATGTGCATAGAGTCAAGATACTTAAGACATCTATCGTCACCTAGTCCGTCAATCCAGTAGTCAGGGACTATAAATCGTCTATCATCTTCATAGTTCGTTTGAAGTTTTCGTCTCTTAATAGCCTTAATTGTCTCATCAGAAGAAAGTTGTAAACTAAACTTACCCCTAGTAGAGCAAGAATTACGATAGCAGTTGTATAAGACATAATCATCCTTTACTGTGGCCGTAAATTTCCCTGCCGTACCACATACAGGGCATGTAAGAGTAACGGTCTTCCCATCCTCTATGGGTTGTATATGGTCAAAAATAAAGGCTCGTAAATCCATTTTAAATGGCCTTTTAAGCGTATCTCAGGTGGTTCAAGTGGGGCGGTAGCGGGAGGGATTGTTTACCCTCAGTCCAAAAATACACGTGCGTACTTCCCTGCTCTTCAGGGAGAGCCGCTACCTACAGACTACCTTTGCACAGGTAATTCTAAATTGCGTAACTATTAGCTGTTGTCTTAGCTAAATAGTGTTCCATGAGAATACGTCTAGCTTCAAGCTTGTAATTAGCGTGAAGGATATATATCTCTTTCTCCCATGGCCTAAGACACATATCTTCACATAGCTTAATAGCTAGTGAAGTAATCTCAATATCTGAAGGTATGGGATTAGTATTTTCCATCTAGGCTCTTAGTTCTTTTTCTCTCTGCTCCATGAAGCTAAACATAGAGGATATTCCATCTACTCTAGCAAAATCTGCTTTGATAATATACTCATCCACAATATCATAATCATGGTCTCCCATAGCACCATGATAACGCCCATCAGGAGTCCAAGTATGGTCTCTTATCCTATCTTCACTTTCAAAATGATATTGAAGTTGAAACATGCCATCGCCTCTTTTCAAGACTTTAAATACGCGAATAATGCCCCCAAAGCGAAGCTTGTATGCGCCACCTTCTCTAACTTGAGTTTTAGTATCTCTAATAACAATAGGCATTAAAACCTCTCAATTAAATCATTAAACTCTTTCTTAGGCAACATACCAGCTAGAATACCACCAGCTATTCTATGTATATCATCTATATCTGTCATAGTCATATCGCATGACTCTTGACAGGTTACGGGTGGCATATCGGGTGGCTGATGTTTACCAAATAGCCATGCTTCTGCTTTATTCTTTCTACGCTTAGAATACAAATCCTCTAGAGCTTGGTAGATTAAAGCCTTATGTAATTCCCATTGACCCATTATGTGTGCCCACTTTCATCATGACAAAAGCTGAATAATAGAACGATAAAGGCAGCTAGTAAAACTCTCATATTTTTCCATAGGCTATTACTCTTTAGGAAGTTTAGGTCTCTTCCGCCAGCTTGTAACACCACTATGCTCCCATTCCTGAGTACTTGCGTTATACTCGTTGTAAGTGACAAATCTCTTCTTACCAGAGCCTATGACAGTCTCATAGACATCTGACTCGTCAGGCAATCTGACTTCAGAATCAATCCAGCGTCTGCCGCTCTTAGTATCATACGCTATATCTCGGCATGATTCTACGATACGTAGAGCATCAATGATGCGTCCGTCCATCTTACCACTAGACTTGGCCAGTAAGTCTTCTAGATTAATTACCGCTAAGTCTAAATTTTTCCTGAGAATATCCATATTCCAGTACCTCATTAAGTGCTTCTTTAAATACCTTAACCATATTCTCTGTATCTACATTAAACAGGTCTCTAATCTCAGAATCCGAAGCTTCAGCTAAGAAAGTATAGTTAGCTAAGATGATTCCTTTACTATTGGGAGATTTAACATCTAGCTCTTTCTTGGACTTGCTATTGTCTTTAGCGAGAGTTAGTACAGGCTCTTTCCTAATGGTAGATTCTTCGAGCTTAGGAGTAACGGTCTGCTTGTTATCCTGTGACTCTGCGCCGAGTTGTTGCCGAAGGAACTCTTCAGTATCATCGAGGTCATCATCATAGGCATTGCCAACATACTGGCTGTTATGCCCCATACCGCCGTATCTAGGCTCGTCTTCGTAGTATGTTTTTCTTTGTTGACTGGCATACCCCGCTTGGTGATTAGGCGAGTCTACAGTGAAGGCGTAATCATTGCTAACCATTAGGCCAGACAAGGTACGTTTCCACAGATTAGGCTCTGGTACGATGATACCCTTGCTATCCATGAAAGCAATCTTGGATTGTCCAGTGTGAGTACGAATCTCTCTCAAGAACTCTTCACTGCGCAAGTAAGGTGCGCCGCCGTTCTGATTAAGCATAGGCACCACAAGCTCATTAATGAAGCGAACAGTATCACTGTTCTTATCATTCCTATTAGTGCGATACTTATTGAAACAACCATTATGCACCATATAGACATCATCTATGACTTTATGGGGATGAGCATTCTCAAGACTAGTCTCACCGTCCGTAGTATAACGGAAGTGAATCAGAAGCTCTTTATGCTTCACAACCTCATATTTCTTTAGGAACTCTTTAATATCAAGACTTTTCCACATGGTTGGTTGACCACGGCGATTAAGCCACGTCATACCTACACCATCATTGTTTCGTTTCCACACATCCATAAAGAATTCTGGTGTGATGGATTGATTAGCACGTTTATTGATAATAAGACACATTTAGAAATTCCTTCTATTTAAAATTAGTTAAGCTGCTTTTTCTTTGACATCTTCGTAGGCGTAAACAACATCTTTGGTTTTAGCTACCAATTCCCAATGATTAGTTACGTCATTGAATTTTACTAAGCCGCCTTTACCCTCGGAAGTCTCTAACAACCACCGTAACATAGCGGGTCTATCGGCAAGTAATGCTTTAGTCATAGAGTCTGCAACTCTATTAGGAATCTCTCTATGTCTATAGACAGGATGAATATTACTTACGATGGACTTCTTGACCTTCGCATATAATACTTCTTCCACGTTCTTAGATGAAGTAGGTAGTTTGTTATTGATGATAAACATCTCAAGCTCTTCATACTTCTGTGTGACTTCGTACACAGGGGGTTTACCATCTTTAGCTGGCTCTTTTAAGGTTTTAATCTTAGAGTCCTTCAAGAACTCAATAAAGTTCGCTACATCTGTCCATTTAGTTAATGGCAGCTTGGAAATCTTAGAAGACGTAGTATGTGCTTTAGCATACATACCTAGTGCTTCACAGAATTGTAAACAAGCTATGATTACAGATAAATCTGTAGACCCTGCAAAGATACGAAACTCTAACGTATCATCTCTAACATTAAGAGCGGTGTATCTCTCTCTATTGGGTGAGCCGTGGTCTTGGTTGGTCAGAAGAGTACGTTTAGTGCCTCTCTTGATGTCTCTAGGATTAGCTTTATTTTGCTTAATATATCCATCAGTTAATCGAGCATACTTATGGCTTTCTCTTCTAGCCATACCCACGATGAAATCTCTATTAGCATCTCTATGCAAGAAGGCTAGCATCTTGCCTACGTCAGCCTCATCGAAAGGCTCTCTAGAGATATGAACATGGATACCACAGGTAGGGCCAGCAGTGAAGTGCTTTCCGTACTTACTTAATATAAGTGCCAGTTGTTCTTTATGTCTCTTGATAGAGCAAGGCTGTGACACAATCTCATATCCGCCACCTAAGCCGCCAGCTTCGATAGAGCGGTCAAACTTACACAAAGCATAACCAGTTGTATTGATACCTTCAGCAGAAGCAGTTGCATGTTTATCTGCAACGTTATATTCAATCTCAATACCTAGATATACAGGTACGGTAGGCTTGGACTTACTGAGTCTTACAGTTTCGCAACCATCAGCATTGAATCCTAAATCACGCTCTACCCTATGATTATAGCTGTATACTGCCTCGCCACGAGTGGGAGTAGGTCTTCTAGCTGTAGCAGCACAAGTAGGACATGCCCCGCCAGCCCCCCTTTCAAATATAGCCTGAGTCACATGGTTAGCACAACCAGCACAACGAATATATCTATTGAACTCCATACGAGCAAGTTCATACTTAGATACGAGACTGGTCTGGTCAGGTCTATTATCTGTATCTAGAGAAATTATTACTGCCTTACTCTCCGCAAGCAGAACTAAACGATTTTCAATTTCAGAGAAAGCTACCCTTATATGTTCAGCAATCCAATCTGCATCTTTAGCATAATATACAGTGGTACCATAATACCTCACGACATTATGTTTAGTTACATCACTCTCTCTAATCCACTGCTTGTTATCTTGAAGATATACATAACCAGCCAAAGCTTTACTTACTAAGAGAATCCTATCATAGATACGTGTATATTGTAAATCTGAGAATGGTTTAATCTGGCCTGTTAATTGACATCTACTAAAGTAGTTATACGCACCACTTACAGCTATCTTAGGTCTGTGTTTTGATGGTGATACACCATAAGTCTTGGCAAGCTTACTGATAGAAGCTAATCTAGTAGTGGGGTCAATATAACCCGCTATAGCTGGAGTCTGGTCTCCTAGAGTAATAATATCTCTAGGGTCAGTAAACTTAAAGACTGTAATTTCATCTTCAGGAAACTTAATCCAAGTCTTAGCTAATGCAGCATCAACTCGTTTTCTTCTACCTACAAGAGTATACTGGCTCATACTATTTCCCGCTAGCTTTCAAGATTTTCTTTTTCATAAAGCGAATATCTTTTTCACAAGTAAAGATATTCTTTTTATAGTAGGTATTAAGTACATCAAGCGCCATAAACTTATCTTCAAAGTGCTTGACGAACTCATATACTTGCTTACGATATGGCTCATCTTTAAAGTCAAGAATCTTATTAGTTTCAAAGAATTCATAGAACTCTTGGATAATAGTCTGAGCTTCGTATACTTCTACTGACTCTGTCTCAATGAATCTCTCATCGAAAGGCAAAGGACAGATATTACCATATTCAATCATAGCATCTAGAAGTTGGTCACAAGCCTCTAGTTGGTCTCTCTCTACCTCAGGGAACTTATTAAGTTCAAATTTGTAACGCTTACCCGTACTAATCAAGATACCATCTACACTATACACTCTTCTAGTATCTTCAATCCTGCGCCACCAATTATACTTAAACTGCGTGTTCTGGTGAATATAGTTCTCCTTTACAGGTCTCTTCCCGTATACATGATTAGGCCACCATTTAGACTTACCATCTAAACTATAACCAGCTTTAATATCTTCTTCTGTGGCATCATTATAATTATAGCCTCTAGTTGTAGGGGCCGCTGCTCTACGCATCTCAATCATCTCCTGTGCCGTAGGGAGCTTAGGCTTTTCTACTACTACAGGTAAGTTACAGATAGTAGGATTACCTGTATCACCATCTGTCTTAGATGCCTCTACAGCAGCATCAATAGCTTCAGCACGTTCTGCATCCTTTTGAGCCTGACTTTTATTGTCATTATCATATTGCTTGTGCATCTTGTTAATATAATGCGCTATATCTTTATTTTCACCCACGGCTATATATACTCCCATCTTTATAGATGTCATAGAAATCATTACGTACTGGTAAGCTTTCTTGAGCAGGTTCCACAAGCCAATATCCTCTATCATCCTGTCGTACTCGTATGATAGCGTTCTGTTTCTTCGCTCTGTAATATGCATAATTTACCGCTATATCTACTGATGTAAATGGGGGTTTAGCTATCTGACAGTATGTTGGGATGTATCCCTCTACCAGTGCTGTGCCAGTGATTCGCTTAATTTGTTTTGACACAGTTCACCTCGTATACTGTAGTATCCAATCCTGTTATATCTCTACGGCCATATCGTGGCTCTCGTGGGGCATGACCTTTGATTTTTTTGATAATTATATGTGTGTTCTCATCCATATCTTTGATGATAATATCCATAGGCACTGATTTAGCATCTACTCTAGGCTCAAAATTCTTTACTCTGCGCTTACCTGAAGCTGCAATGAACTCGCCTTCTTCGTTGTAAATCTCAAATCTGCCGATGCGGTCTGCATAAGACTTACTAGGCATCGAATCATATGTATGTACTTTAAATTTCATTATGCAGCTACCATAGTACAAGCTACGTTTACTTCATTAGTCTCTAAGTTAGTTAAACTACCTAGGACTACCAACTCATCTCTATCTTTAATATCTATGATTCTAACCACAATATAAGCTTGAGATTTAGAAGAAGCTCTATAGATATTTTTAGCATACCAATCTGCCTCTTCAACATCAGCAAATCTAGCGCGACAATGTAATTCATTTTTACGATTGTGCTCAAAGACTGCGTATCTTAAATCTTCTGCTCTAGGTACTATCATAGCTTTCACAATGTTAAAAAGATAATCAGCGAGTTAGATTTTTCCCCTTTGTTGCCAGCGAAACAAGCATGGTGTAAAAGGTACTTACTAACAGTGCTTAGTAACTTCAGCTTTGGAGGCTGAAGGGCTATTGCATCATGGCCTTAGGTTATTCTTACTACTATAAATCTCTGTCCAAAGTTATTCTTAGGGAACACCTGATTCCTGCATGTATAATGGGGTTATACAAACTAAAGACTTGACTTATATTTCATCCTAACTTAGCCGCCGCCGATTATCTCTGTTTAGGTAGACTCTGCTAAATCTACCCTATGCCTTACTTAGTCTTACGGCGTGACGGGCGGAGCAACGAACGTTCGTATGCGTCCAGTTTAGCAACTACAGCATTAACTGCACTTGCATCACCATCATCATACGCATCGCGTACTTCGTCCTTCAGGTCTTCAGCAGCGTCTACGAACTTCTCGCGTTTTGCGATGTTCTTAGCAGCAGCTTTCTCCAGCTTGTTAATACGAGCCAGTACCGGAGCAGCAGTACCTTTCATCGCATTCTTAGCCGTATCGAGTACCACCTCGTCAAGTTCATGACGAGTGCGGGTACGTGCAGTGGCATTGCCACCACGGGGGGTTCTACGAGTCATATTCTTCCTTTCTTAACGTTAAAAAAGAATATTGTTACCCACTAGAAAAGTAACAAGGATTAAAATAACTTGCTCTAGTAACAAGCTTTCACTATACCATATTAACTTCAGTTTGTCAATACGGCACCATCAAATTTTTTAATTTCTTTCATTGAATCTACGTCATACACTCTAATAGATTCAATTTCAGATTTAGTAACTTTATGTACGTTCTTCGCAAAAAAGATAGCATCATTCGGCTCTTTAAATCGTGCCAATACATCCATCTCTAGCATCGCTTGCTTAGGACGATGAAATTTAGACACTGCATACTTACATTTATCTTCGCTCATTGGCCATCTCGTTTCTTATTTCCGTTTCAATGTCTTGTAAGACATTAGCATTAAAATATCTTGCTGCATCTCTTGGAGTAATATTACCTGCAATGCCTTGAGTATACGTTTGTCTCGGTCTATTAGCAGCAGGTTTATTCAAACGTCTTGCAGTAATCTTAACCATCTTTACTTTCCATTGCTTGATTGCTCTGTGCAACTTCCACTTATCTAGCAGAGACAACTCAATCTTCAGTGGATGATAAAACTTATTCTTAAACCACCACTTACTATGTAGTCTAATTCTGCATCCGCCACCCTTCTGACTAAACAGTTCATCACCATTTATCTGCCACGTGATAGGCTGATTAAGCAGGTTATATAAAATAGGTTCAATCATCTTTGTTTCCAATAATATTTACGTTAGTTTTTCAATCAATACAGTGCGACCGTGTAGCCCGTCTCGTAAAGATTAAGGTAAGTAGACATATTCCGCTATCATCACTGTACCTTGACTGCCCAAAGGACTTATGTCTCAATACAACTCCAACTTCATTGCTTCCACAAACTAACAAACCCCCACAATAGGTATGGATATTACGGCTTCATAAGTCGCAAAAGAGTTTGCTGGTTCAGCATCTTTTTGAAGGACACTTACTTTAGATTCAAGCTCAATCTATAGACATAATGCAAGCTTGGCACTATCTCCTATCATGATTATGAGGAGGAACACTCCTCGAAGCTAATTCCTTTATCAAAAGTTAATCAATATATACTACCCGCCTACGGGCCTATCGGATATTTTGATGGTTACGACCAACCCTCGGTACTGACTGTGCACAGCGCTCCCAAGTTGCAGTAGGTTATCAAATTACCTCACGGGTTGCGAATCCGCGAAGATTACTGTCCGTCAACAGCGTTATACTCTGACTACCACGACAAGACTTACGTCTATTGTCATTGTGATAGACAACGTAACCATATTTGATAGAAGCACCACATTTTGGCTTCCAGTCTCCTAGTGATTCTTTGACCTTGCTAGACAGTCTTTAGGGAATTGGTCCCACCAATGCCGTTTGTTTGCAAACAGCGACCATATTTTACTAATGCAACCTTGACTTATGTAGTAGTTCTCAGGAGTCCTGCGCGGTATGACCCGCTAAATACCTTTCATCTTAAATTGTGATAAGTTAGGATACCTAACCTTATTCCTTACAACGTACGCCATGAAGCTTTCTACATTTAAATCCTCGAAGGGATGAACATTAGAGAAACGAGTCAAGGCATCTGCGAATTCCAAATTCCTATACATTATATTCTTCTTAGAAGTAGTCTTGAAGATTCTAAGCTCCACAGTATTGAATAGAGAATCTGTATTAACGGCTACTTCTTTCTCTTCACAATATTGGCCTGTGATAGTCTTACCTTCAATCTCTAGATTAGAATGAGTAATCTTATCATCCTTATCCTTGATGAACTTAATGTTGTATGGCTTACACCATCTATTCCTGTAGATGTCTCTACCTGCAATCTGTTTCATGAATTGCTTATTAGCTTTATCACTAATGAAACAAATGAACTTATCTAGCGATGCATCACTGAAGGCAGACTTATCAATGTGAATATGAATTCCACGATTGCTAGACACACGCCCTACAATCTTATCAATAAAATATTCTTTCTTGAATAAGAAAGTCTCCATCCACTTCTTATGCTGCGATAAGGTAGCAGGAATAGATACTAGTTCTAAATCATTACCTTCGTTTCTAGCATTCACATACAAACGTAATGGGCTATTAAAGAGCTTATTAAGCATCTTCTCTCTAAGCTCCCTACTCTGGTTATCTTGTTTAAGCACACGTTCCCATTCCCATCCCATCATAATAGGATTGCGCTCTTCTGTAGATTGAAATGCCATAGGCGAGTTATGCATACCCACTTCGCGCATGGTGTTATATTGCGCCATAGCTTTAGCATCTGCAAGCTGTCTATTAAACTCTTTAACGTCTCGTTTCAGTTTCATTTTACGTTCGCATGTTTCTTACAAAATAGTTTACCTAAGCCGTAGCCATTCTTCTCTGCGCATCTATGTCTATTTTCCATATAGCCAGCACAGCGATTCATATCCATGAGCCATGGCCATTCTAAATCTAGTAGAGTAGACTTATACCACCTTTGCTTGATTCTCCGTATCGCTTTCTGTGCTAAGTTCACGTTCAGCCTCTTCAGCTTGAATTCTCTCAAGTAGTGCAGTAATATCTACTACATTCGACGGCGGCTCAGTCTTCTTTGGCTTAGTCTTAGGCGTTTCACTCTTAAGCCTTGCCGTGATAATACCAAGTAGTTCTTCAGTGCTAACATCTGATATGTCAGTAGCAGTGTTATCGGCAGACTTGAGTACGAGTCTATCAGTGCTGCGGTAGCGTTTCCTAAATTCCTTAGCATGACCCATGTAGTCAAGCTGTAGGTAACCGTTCTCTTTCGCATCATGATTAAACTCACCGCGTCCTAAAAGGTGTTGGTATGGGTGGAAGAGATAGAGTCTGGTCTTGCGTGTGAAGTTGTTTGTCACCAACTCGATATTCCACCCATTTAGTTTAAGTTCACTTGCATGAGCACCAAAGCCCATACCATAAATCAGAAGCGAACTATATTTCTCATCTAGAGGAGTGCGAGTAACCCACGACTTCTCTACGTATTCTATGTTATCTGCCAAGTTCACGTTCACTACGTCCTTTGCTATCTCTTCAGATTTATAAGACCTATCCATGTATACTTTGATGGGGTCACTAGCATCATCTATATTCCAGCCGCCCATTTTATTTTTCCTACCGTTGTAGTAATCAGCTTCTTCTATCGTATAATCACCATTATTACTGGAGTACAGACCCATATCATCCTCAATAAGCATACCACAGACACTAGGCACTTTCCACATGCCTGTGGTATGATTGAATCCATAATCTCTCTTCAGCAACTACTTAGCAGCTTTGTTGGCAGCAGTGTATTCTTCTGCAAGTTCTTTAATCTCACCTGCAATAGTCTCTGCTTTCTCACGTGCTGCGTCATAGGTAGCTTCAGCAGCAAGCATATCTTTAACAGCAGGTTCAAGTTCTTTCTCTTTAGCTTGAAGCTTCTGTTGGATAATGCGAGCCTTGATACCATCAATGGTAATGGGCTTCTTACCCTTATCACCATTCTGGTTATCTTGACCTTCTTTACCTGACATAACATACCTTATTTAAGTTAATATTTTGTGCGTTACGGCTCTATAGGTACACAAACCTATTCTTGAAGACCTTGGATATAAGGTCTAAGAGCCTTACTTAACGAGGGTTGAAAAAGACTTAATATCCGCTTTTTCCATACCGAACGTAGATTCAAGATTGTCTAGAGCGGTGTTAACTTTACTCTTCATGAAGCCAAAACCAAAGGTACGGCGGAAGAAGCCATTACCATCAGCCTGACTAGCAAGATTGAGATAGTGTTTAGCAAGCTTAATCTCAGCTTCAGTACGAAGCTCTTTATCAAGCTCATGCTCTTTAGCTTTTTTAGGAGCTACTTGTTTAGGAGAGATTTTAGAAGGGCAAGCCTTCTTAGGACCACAACATTTTTTAGACATATTCAATTCCCTATTTTAAGTTTCGGCAGGATTGCCTCGTCTTGTGTAAACAGTTATAGCATAAAGGAATCAGGAATCGCAACAACTATTTTTATAAAATATCATTTTTATTTTCTTGACTTTCGTTTAGGAGTCTGATATAATCCTGTATTTTTATCATTAAGTTATTGTAAATCCTTAATTATATCATCCCTGTAGGAGTTGTCAAGTTTTATTTTTAAACTTATTTACTTATACCTACTTGACAAGTTAAGTAATTTATGCTATTTTAAAGTATACTATAGGTATATCTATAGATATGCTTAAGATAACCTATAGATAAACTAACTCCCTGAAAGGGAGTTTCCTATAGATATACTTAAGATTAACTATAGATAGGGCCAGCGGATACATAATCCATTTAAATAGCCCTTAGAGAAGAAACTATACCTCTGAGCTACCCATGTAGCCGAGCATCCTGAGATACGTCTGTAGCACCCCTTAAAACCTAAATATGGCCTATATAAAGACCTAAGATAAAGAATATGGCTAGATGCCACCCATCTATACCCTTTTCACCGAACATAAATAGTTTTAGTTTAGCTATCATTAACTAGCCTTGATTAAGTTAAAGTCATAGACACTATCTTTACTAGGTGCTTCAGTGAAAGCATCACTAGGCTTATCTACTGCATAGAAGTAAGCGTTAAGCTCTTTACTGAACTTTTTGATATATCCGCGTTCAACTACATCTATCTCATACTCGTTGAAGATATGATATATCTCTCCTACAACCTTGCTACCCTTCTTAGGATAGATACGTGGGATAGCAGTAGTACCTACGTTACGATACTCCATAGCGTAGTCCTCAAGTACAGCTTGCTCTGGCTCTTCTGTGTAAGCTAACAACATATGAAGATAATTATCCTTACGTAGTGTACCGTATACGAATACTCTTTGCATTACTTACCTAGCCTTATCAAAGATATAACATCCATCATAACCATGAATGCTATAATCTCAGGAAACATACTATCATATTTACTTTTTAGTATCATATATAATGCAGTAAACATTAAGGCACTCCTATTAGATGGTAGGTCTTAAATGCTTAATAATAAGCTCTACAGCCTGTTTTAAGTCGGCAGCTTGGAAAGCATCATTGGCCCTGTCTAAATCATCTGGTAGACGCTCAAATGAAATGATGTCTAACATATTATTGTTACCACCACCACTATAGCTACCGTCAGATAAATAACTATAAGAAGCAGAAGTAGTATCTTTCCAAGCGACTGTATAATTATTATTACTAGAGGCTTTAGTAACAGTTTTTACTGTGGCTTTGCCGCCGTTTCTAAACGTGACAGTGTTATTATCTTTAAGCAAACTCAAGTCAATTTTTTTACTAAGTATACCAATCATATTCTCTCTCTTTCTTTATATGGTGTCCACAGTAGGATTCAAACCTACAACCCCAGACTTAGAAGGTCTGTGCTCTATTCAGTTGAGCTATGTAGACGTGTTAATTACTGTACTCTATTCATTCCTAAGATAGGTAAATCCATTTGTGCAGCAACTACAGTAGGCGTAGTAACTACTAGTGGCATAGCATCAGCAACAGCCTTAGCTTGTTCCTTACGCATATCATCGGCAATATTGATTCTTTGATAGTCATAGAATCCCCCTGAGTGAGCTTCACGTAGAGTAGTCCAATGAATCATAGGGTCTTCCTTAAACCAGTAACCTAACCCATGCTCTTTAATCTTGTTGACAAAGTAAAGGAATCTAGGTATACTCTCTTTAGTTAAGGCCCAAGATTCTTGATTAGGTGTACTCCCTGCATATTCCCCTTGAATCTTCTCCCATACTGGCCTAATCTTCTCAAAGTTAACCATGGCAATATCAAAGTCGTTATTGTTAATGGCGTTCTTAATATCCTTCACATATATATCTTTCATAAATTCTTTATGATAAATGTCTGCATGTGGACTAACTGCAATCTGCGTTGCAAATCTAGCTAGAGCAAATACCAAAGACATAAGAGGATAGCTAGTCAACCAGAAGTTTGATAAGGTACGATATTCTAATCCATGATTAGGCAGTCTATACTCACCTGCTCTACCATAGAGCTTACGTCTCTCTATGTTACTAGGGTCACGGTCAATAAGTACACATGTGTTACCTACGATAAGGTCAAAGATTTGTACTGTACGCTTCGTGTCTTTAGTAAACGCTTTCTTCCACGTTGTAGAGCTTCCATGGCCGATATGGATATGACCACCTGCGGCACGAGTACGATACTCTGTAGGGTCTACAGCATCAATCTTCATGCCTGAGCTACTACGATATGCGTTAGTAGAGGGGGCGCAGCCGAACTTACGAGAGTCTTCACTAAGAGCTAATAGATTCTCTTTAGAAATCTCGATAGTTCTAGAGAAATCAGCTTTGATATTACCGCCTTGCTTCTTTAGCTCTGCATCAAGCTGCTTAAAGCAATTAGAGATTTGATTAGCTAGTCTAGCTCTGCATGTATCTGGTGATGGATTAAGCTCTGCTTGCACACCATCAATGACGAATTTAGAGTTACTATAGTTAGGATTACTCAAACCATTCTTAGGTAGAATCTTCTCTGCGCCTATGGTCTCACCATCTACTTTGAAAAAGAATTCAGGGTCACAGCCCATACTGATTGTCTGATACACTAGTGGTGGAATCTTTTTAGTCATATGATACTTAATCCTTCGCTTGATTGTGTTTAGTGGCATACTGTACTCTTTCTAGCTTCTCGCCTCTATGTCTAAACTCTTCGCGCTTGCTTAGTTCACTTGAGGCATTATGAACGACAAGAATTAGTCTGGTGTCATTAAGACAATTAAGGTCTGCGTTAATGAAGCCTAAGAATCTATCACCTATCTTACCCTTAGGTAAAGATGCGTGGTCTGCTAAGTCCATAGGCTTATCTAGCTTGAATCCGTATTGGTCAGCCATGCTCTACCTCGAAGGCATCTAATTCCATAAAGCTGGTAAAATTTCTATAGACAGCTATAACTTTATCTGCTTTATATATAATAATAGTATGTTCATTAAACTCATACTTCATATCATTAGTTAACTCTATCTCATAGTCGCTACCTAGAGCGTCAGTTATCTCTAATTTAGTTGTTGTTGTCATACAATCCTATACTCATAGTTCCTAACTCGCCATAAGTTAGGATGGTTATCTATATATTCTAATGCTTGCTTACGTGAGTGAAGTGTGGGATACTTGCGCCAAGTGCGCCAGTTGTTAAACTGATGAGTAGACCATATATGTGCAGTCTCTTCAATCTGCCATTCTTCCCATATATCAGGCTTAACACGATACTGTAGCACATACTTACGTTCTAGCTTTTGTTTCTTACGTTGCACAAGTTTGACATGCTTAGGCTCAATGTCCTTGACAAATCCTACCGTTCTGTTATGTGCAATCATGACTTCCTCAACTTATCACTGAACGTATCGAAGATAACTCTATCGTTGTCATCTTTGATTAGATAGTTACTCAATCCCTTTAGTTTCATTACAGAATGACATTCTGCAACGGTCTTAAACTTATTCTGTCCCTTGTATAACGTATTAGGCGTTACAAGTAGAATGTCTGTGTATATACGCACAGAGTACATTTAGAATACATCCACCCACTTACAGGTCCATACACTAGCATCATCGAAGGCAGCAGAATGACACGCCTGAATCAGATGTCCATTGTCATCTTCATGGTTGTGATTAGGTTGTTTAGCAGCAAGACTTAAGCACTCATTAAAGTACTTGTGTTGTGCTGTTAAATCTGTTACGTAGTAACAATCTTGCTCTTTACATGCTGTAAGCAATAAAAGAGCAACTAGAATAATTGGACGCATATTAAGCTTTCTCTATTTGAAGGTTGGAGCCGTAGGCGTATTCAGGTCGCTTAGTGAAGTCTAGCATAGCTACATAGTGCTCAAGCTCACTCCAGCCTCTATCGTTAAGCCAGCCTGTCTTAGCACACATAAGCAATACTCTAGCTTCCATGATACGATTAGTATCCTTGATGAAGTCTTTAGTATATGCTAGCCATCCTTCTAGTCTTAGGATAGTCTCATCTTTGATTGCTTGTGTAATCATAGCTTAAGCCCTAGCATAATAATGCTCCATGCTAATATTTGTCTTGACACCTTTCATCTGTAAGTTCATAGTATGCTCACGCACTACCTTACGATGGTAAAGCTTTCTATCCCATTGGCCTTGTAGGTCTACCACAATCAAATCCATGATGAACACACTAGGCCCGTTATCCACTGCAATCTTTAGTGTTTGCTTTGCAGCTTCACGCTTGTAATCTCTCTGTGCCATGATACCATACCCCTACTTATTGTTAATTGACTTAGAGAAGCTACAGCCTATACAGTCCATGCCTCTAAAGTGAGTTAAGCATCCGCACACATATCAACCCATATAGCCTAGGGTGCTGAAGCTCCACTAAATCAACTTAAGAGAGCCATGTCAAAAGGAGTAGGCCTCGGCTAATGCTCTAGCCTACCCAAGTGACATGGCGTAATCAATTTGTTACACAAATTTATTTACAGCTATCTTGATTCCTTAATCAAGACTAGCGCGTAATCGTACATAAACAATTAGTTATGCAGCTTTAACTTGAGCATCGTCGCTTTTAGCCTTGCGAGTGTGCTTGGTCTCTACTGCGGGTGGAACTTCAACACCAATCATCTTACATGCTTTGGTGAAGCTATCCTTACCACCGAGATTGTAGGCAAGGTCTTCCATCAGATGATAGACAAGCTTGCTATTGACTTCGCGCAGCGTTTCTGTAGCAGCGATGACGTATTCCATCAAAGCAGTATCGCGGCGCAGTTTGTCTTGAGTCTTGTTGATTGCATTGAGGAAGATTGCAGTACGCAACTCTTGCAGTTCTTGCGGGAGTGTGCGTTTGTCAGTAATCGCCTGAGCGATTGATTCTTTACCAGTAGATTTAACCATGATAGTCTCCTTCGTTAAGGTTGTTTAATGAAGCTCCTCGCCTCACACAATAAGTAATAGCAATAGTTCAAAATAAAAACAACAACTTTATTTTCTTTTTTATCACTTTTTCTTCTTGACATTAAGGAATTTGGCTGTTATGCTCGGCATGGGTAGTCTATAGTTTTACTAGGTATATAGTACAAATAAAAAGCCCTCGGTTAAGAGGGCTCTTCATCGGTGCGTTACTTGTTCTCTGAATCCCTATTCAATGCTCTAGCGATTCTATTAGCATCTCGCATATCGTCGCAAGTCGCTATCACTTTCCATCTGATTTGTCCAGCGATTAAATAGCGATATAGTACTTGACAATCCTTCTTACCATATTTAGACTGAGCTGCTACATATGGATTAAGTATCTGCTTTATATACTCTTTAGCAGGTGGATTGAGTGTATTAATCACTTGCTTAACTGGCATCACTATATCCATAGTCACTCCCAATAGTTAGAACGTATTAGGGTTTGCATATAACATACGTGACCCATTACAGCGCCACCTTTTAGCTTCCATCCCTCGCCAAACTGTCTAGGCGCATTTATCAATGCTTCGACCTTCTCAGTTAGACCACTAAGGCTTATATCAGTAATGACCTTGTATTCAGTCTTGATGCCTTTAATGGGGGGATACTTAGCCATAACTAGCCTCGCTTAGATTCAAGTTGTTGCACGAACATACGCAAGTCTTGCCCTGCTTTCTCATGTAGTTCTTTAGCCACTCTTATCTGTGAGTCTATGCCCGTCCAGAATCGCTTAGGCTTGGTCATACCTTCCTTAAGCTTCTCTAGGCGTTCTATCTCACCTAGCCAATACTTGCGCCTGTTAGCTAGTTCCATGTGTGTCTTGCTGTGGTCTATCATAATTAGCCCCATATATAGTTAATGACTATTAACCAGAGGATAAGGTTAGTAATCAGTATGAAGCCCACAGCTTCATGGTTATCACAGCCGCATCTACATTTCATAAGCTAAACACCCAATAAGCGGTTGCAACAGCACACACAGCATAGAACACTAGCAAGCCTAGCTTGGCATGGTCTGTCTCATACCATTCAGCTTGCCTAACGTGTCTAGCGTGGTTAGGGTTTACGTGTCGTCTGTATTCAAATAGATTCATACAGCTAATGCCTTTTGCTTGCCTTGGTTAACTATCTCTAATGGCAAACCTGATTGCCAACTAGAGCTAATATAATCAAAGTAATCCCCCGCCCGATTAACACAGCGATACACAGGGAACCAATTAGCTAGGCCTATCCTGTTATATTCAGGGTGGAAATCTACAGTAGTGAAGTAACTACAATCTGCAATCACTGCCTGACAATGTGCATCAAAGGGGTTATTCTTGCGCTCTTTACCTGTGGGCGTTACCCATTGATTGCGTAACCAAGCTAGACCTTTAATTGCTTGCTCATGTGTTACCTTAGGCTCATATTGATGCAATAGCTCTAATAAGCTATCTAGTTCCCCTTCTAGATACTTGGGCGATGTTGAGCTAGTGGAATAACCTAATATCCCTCTATCTTGATTGTTAAAGCCTTTTCTAAGGCCTCTTATATTGCCCTCAGTTAATACGCCTGACTTAATAGCCTTAGCATACTTTAGATAGTTCTTAGATTGTTTCATATGCTTATGCTGCCCTCTTAGCTGTGTGAATGCCAGAGAGATAGGCTTGCAGAAAGTTGTATAGCTCACGCTTAGTGCCATAGCCTTGGTTACTAATGCGCTTAGTTCCGCCACCATCAGTAACGATTTGTTCTAGAGCTACACCGCCATAAGCACCGCTGATATGGTAGTTGCCTATGTTAGCCGTATATTTACCCTCTACATATGTGTAAGGGTGTTCAGCGTTACCTGTTACCTTGTTAAGCTCGTTAACAAGATACTCTAAGTCTTTATTTGTGATTCTATCGGCCATTGTCATTACCTATTGTTAATTGTTATGTAGTTAGTTAACCTCTAGCCATTGGCGGCACTCTCGCCTAAGCCGTAAATAATGGATAGCTAGAGGTATTCCAACCACGGAATTACTTTTGCGCCTCTTGATGAATTATCTTTAAGGCCGTTTGAGATAAAGAGTTTAGAAAGTTGCGCACTGCAATACAATCATGCTTAGAACCACTCTCATAAATAAAGCCTAATAGCTCTAGGCCATTATCATCAAACAATCTAACGTTAAATAGCTTTTCCTCTGTTACTACTGCTTTCATAACTAGCTAGCCTTTCTAGCCATTAGCTTGCCAGTGGCAATAGCATCGGCTAAATCATTAGTATAATAAGCAGGGCGTGAAACACCTATAGAGCCATTGCCTTTAGGTGCCACTTGAAACTCACCATAGGCAGTCTTTTTAAGTGTGATGCCTAAAGCGGCTAGCTCGGTCTTAGCTTGTTTGATTGTCATAGTATCCTCGTGGTTGGTTAATCTCATTTAGTACGCTCACTATAATAAGTAACTTGAGCAATAGCAACAAATATATTTTATTATTATGCTAATTTTCTACTTGACAACTAACAAAAGCTCTGCTATAATGATAAGTTTCTAATAGTAAATCCTAATCAATCTAAAAGTATATCATAGGATGATAACATTGTAAAGAACTATTTTAAGCTGCCTAATGTCTAACTCAGGCCTAAAGTCAAGCGTAATCTTATCACTTTAGAAAAATAAATCTATTGACTGCATATGACTGCATATCTTGGCATAAGAATTGCAAGGGAAATACATAAGAATTAACCAACATCGTATAATTGTTATTATGGAAAATAGACTATTGATGTAATACAATAGGTTAGTCTATATCATTAACCTTTAACCAATATAGGGGTTA